TGGGCCACCAACCCGGAAGCACAGGAATCCATCTGGAAGGGGGCTGGTAAGTACTGTGGCGGACCTCTGGAAGTGTCCTGGAAGAGCAAGTACTGTGGCGGTCTGGCCTCCACAGGCCTTCAAGGACCCTTCTGGAAGCATCTGCATGCCCGAGTGCTGGCTTGCCTTGTTTCAGAGGGCTGGCTTGCCTTGTTTGCCTCCTCTGGAAGCCAAGGCACCAACTGGATGGCATGGGCTGCCCAGTATCTGAGCTGGATGGACAAGCATGCCCACCGGAGCTCAATACAGCCCCGTGGAGGCCTTGGAGGATCAGGCTGGGGTGATTCCCCTAGGGCCTGTGCTCCATGAGCCTGTAGGCCTTCCTGGGCTGCCCAGCCTGAAAAAGTGACACGGAATTGTGAGGGGGCTGCCAGTTCTTCGCCACCTCTGGCTTTCCCCCCGTACCCCCTCATGCTCCCCTTGCCTACCTGTGATGGCCATGGCCAGACGGGGAGGGAGGGGGGCCTAGGGCCCTCCGACCGACCATCCCTGTCCCGAAGGGACCTATGAGCCCGAAGGGCGTCAATTCCTATCTGGCCGTCAGGCCAGGCCCCTCCGGCAGGAGTGCGTTCTGCTGCCCTTACCCGGCCTTTGGCCGCTTGGGTCTGAGAGACAGGCGTAGCCCCAAGCGTAGCCTGTCTCTCTCTGACCAAAGACAACATAGGAGGGAAAGGGCTTGCGGGCCTCACAGCCCGCTTGAGCCCTTTGCAGCCTATCAGCCCTTGAGGTTCAGGTGCTGGGCTGCCCGATGGGCCTCCCGGCTGTCCCAGTTGATATCCACCGGTATCATGGCCTTCTCGATGGCCCGGGCCTTCTGGGCTGCTTTGACACGCTCCAGGGCCTTCCGGACCTTCCTTTCTTCCATCCAGACATAGACCTCCAGGCCCATCAGAAAGCAGGCCAGGATGGCAGCGATGGCACCCAGGCTGGAGAGGAGGGCAAGCAGGAGGTCCATGTTCTGGGTAGCGGCTTCCATGGATTCGCGGGTCAGGATGATGTGGTCCATTGCAGTACTCGTGGTTTTCAGGTTGATCAGGGAGGGCTTGATTGCCTTCCATGGTTCCCATTATAGAGACTTGATCATGCTTGTCAAGCCCTGGGTGAACAAACAACAAAAGCCCGCCGGGCGGGCTGAATGGTGGGTGATGGCTGATCAGTCTTCCAGCAGCCTGTCATAGACGCGCCAGAAGGCCGCATAGGCTGCCTCACAGTTCACCTTGGGGCGGAGATATTGGCAGGCTTCCAGACGGGGCATACGGGCCTCATAGTCCTGCCACAGGGCCACCTGGAGCTGATCATCCAGCTCATCAGGCTGGACAGTGGCAGGTGCTTTGTCCTCCAGGCTGTCGTATACGGCTTGGACGTACTGATCAGCCAGAGGACGGGCATTGCTGGTAGCTGCCCAGGTGTCATCACACCAGGAGGCCAGTGCCAGCAGGGCGTAACCGATGGCCAGCCAGGCCATATATTGGAAGAAACCTTTGCTCATGTCAGTATCCCTTGAATCCTTCAGGTGCATAGGCCATGATGGCCGCTGCTGAATGGTTGATCCGTTCCGTTCGTTGCTCCAGGTAGCCGTCGGGGTTTGTGGTCAGCCGGGTGATTTGGCACCGCTTGTTGTCCACTTCCTCCAGGACAGCCAGGCCAGCCATGATGGCGTAGCCCATGGCATTCCAAGCGGCTTCCGGGGAGCTGTATTGATGGTAGAGCATGGCGTTCTCCCTGTCAAGCATTGATCCCAGCAGCTTTGGCGTGGGCCTCCAGGGCCCCAATATCTGCCAGGGCAGCCAGGCCCTTCCGGTAGCCCTTCAGGGCAGCCAGGCCCTTTCCGGAGTCGATGGCCAGGCACTGGGCCAGGCCCCGGACAGCTGCCGTCCAGGTCCGTGCCGTGCAGCGGATGCCGCCCCGGCGATCCATCAGCAGGTAGAGATTCAGGCCCCGGTACTGGCGGACCAGGATTTGCAGGCCGTTGATGCGGGGGGTGAGGGTCAGCTCAGTGTACATTGCACGCTCCATTGTGTGGGTCAGTGCAGCCATTATAGCCCCCCTGGCTTTAGGTGTCAAGGGGCTATTGTTGCTGCCCGATCAGCGGTCGGAAGCGGCGTGCTGGAGGTCCTGAATGAAGCCGGCGACGGCATCGGTCAGGGTGGCGATGTCCAGGAGGATGCCTTCATCAGCTTGGGCTTGACACGCTGCCGCCACCGCTATCAGCTCTGCATCATCATCGGCATCCAGCCTCCAGAAAGGCCGGTTTGCCTCAGCCCATTGGCGGGTTCCGGTGGGGCTCATGGGCTGAAGCGCACCAGGACGGACCTGCAGCAGCCACCAGTCCGGGTAGTGGGCCTCAATCTCCCGGTATCCGGGGTTGGTGTCGTACTCTTCGCTGGCCAGCTCCTTAGCATGGTCACAAGCGTCCGTGTAGGTCTCCCAGGCACCACACAGCGTCGTTTCATGCTCACCGTGCGTGTAGCCGCTTCCTTCAGCCACGGGGCCCCAGGGGCTGACGGGGTAAACGGGGTGGTCCTTTGTCACGTAGTAGCGCGTGGGGTCCGTGTACTCCACTTGATTGGGGCCGACGTAGGTGCGGCGGACAACGTAGTATTGCTCACTCATGGTTTTCTCCAGTGTGGCCCCTTCCTGGGGCCCTTGTGGTCGTTGTAGCCGATCAGGCGGACTTGTCAAGCGTCCGGATGGCCTTCACTGCTGCTGCCCTGTCCTCATGGGTCCAGGCGGCCACTACATACTCCAGGCCGTCCAGTTCCTGTCCAGTGATGCAGGCGGCCGGGTAGTGGCGCTGGACGTGCTGGCGGAATTCCTCCAGGCTGTCATTCCCGTAGACCTCCACCAGGTCAGACACCGCACCCTTGCGGGTTGTCAGCAGCATATAGCGGTTACCGGATACAATCATGATAAGGCCTCCGAACGGACAGGGTGGCCATCAGCACCAATGGGGTAAGGGGTCAGCCTGTAGCGGCCATACACGGCATCATCCTTGTTACCCCAGGATCCAAGATACTCGATAGCGTACTCGGGCTCAAGGGTCCGCATCACGTCCTCAAGGGTCCCCGGAAGCTCCTGGGTTTCCTGGCCCACTGCCCAACTGGGCAATTCAAAGTATTCCGCCGGTACAGCTGTATGAATCAGGGCAGTGGCGCGGTCCTGGCGGATTGTTGCAATGATGGTCATGATGGTTCCTTTGTTCAGTAAGTGGGTTGATTGTGCCCCGGAAAGCCCGGGCTGTCAAGGTGTCTGCGATCAAGCGTGGCGGTGGCTGGCGTCCGGGAACCACAAGGCCCGGCCGTCACCAACAAGCATCACGCCAGCAGCGGCACCGCTTTTGTCCCGGACTTTCCAGGTCTCCGCGGAAGCATCCGTAAGCCAGATATCAAAGACGTCTTCGGCCATCGCCGGCTCACTGTCCAGGGCCTCCAGGTCCTCACCGGGCAAGATTTCCAGCCCCTTATCACTCCACACCCCGTCTTCGTCCAGCTCCCGGGCATTCTGGGCACACTCGGTCAACTCCTCCAGCATTTCCGGCGAGATATCGGCGGCACCATCCAGGGCGCTTTCCAGCTTCCCGTAGGCCCAGGACACGGCAGCCTGGCAGTAGCGTGCATACGCATCGTCCAGGGTTTCGATTCCCTCCAGGTCCAGGTAGTCGGCATCAACGAAGTTATCGATGTCGTCGGCCCACTCCTGGGCAAATTCGCGCCGCTCCCGGTAGGTGATGAGCCCGCCCACGGACCCGCTGGCAATGTCCGGATATTCGACATTGTCCAGCCAGTAGCCGGCGTTCTTTACGGCTTTCATCAGGCAGAGTTCCGTGTAATCCAGCCCCAGCATGTCCGGGGTGATGATGGCGGCCAGGGTCTCGGACAGGTTCTTCAGTTCCATTTCAGTTACTTCGGGTGAGGGGCCTTGTGGCCCCGGGTTGTTCGATGGGGATGATTCTACCGGGGCCAGCGTGTTTGTCAAGCGGTTTTGTTGATTGCGTTGATATACACGTCCCTGATTGCTGGTGAGGGGAAATAGACGCGGACAGTACGCCCGGTTCCGTTATGGCTGTAGCCCACAACCATCGGGTACATGGGGATACCAGGGTAGCCCGGGAGCTCTCTAGTGGGCGATGGCGGCAGCAGTGCCCCACTTTTGTTGCTCCATGCCTCCCTGTATACGCGGGCTGTCACCGCATCTGTGCTAGGTGCTCCAGGGGACACAGCACACCAGACCATTGCCAGGGCCCGGGCATCCTGCCAGCAGGTCACAAGGCACTCATTAACTGCCTGGTGCTTTTTAGTGTAGCGGAGCATCAACCCGCAAGCCGGTGCGGTTTGCTGGTAGTGCTGCTGCACTGCCCTGATGATGCGGCTATAGCTGTCATCATCAATGCCCACAAGCACCATTTCATCACCCCAGTGATATGGGTAGCGCCCAAGCATGGCACTGTTTGCCTTCTGGGGCAGCGCCTTAAGCACGGTATTCAACGCCAAGGGTGCATATTCTGGCAGTAGCAGAAGGTCCGTCACCTGCCCCTCACCCGCGGCAATTTGCCGGATGCCGTCTGGGCCAATACTGATCAGCGTGGGTTCCGCAACGTTGTAAGCACTGTTGATGTCCATGGTTGTTTCTCCGGTGTGGCCCGTCCTGGGCCGGTTTCGATGGTTCCCACTATAGAGCATCCGGGCAGCCTGTCAACCCCTGTGAGGCCCAGCGGCTCAATGGTTGCAACCATGCTACAAGCGGCCTGGGGCTTGACAGGGCTTGATCAGGGGCGTATGATGGAGGGGCCGGGCGGTCTGTCCTGGCCCCTACGATACCGCCAGTAGGGGCCCGGCGACCGTTCAGCCGGCCCCAGGCCTGCCCGGCCCCTCCGCGCCCGATGGGCTCCGAGTACTGTGGCGGTCTCTTGCACGCTGGAGGCCCAGATGAAGCTGGACTTGAACACGAAACGCTGGATGGAGATCAAGGAGACCTTCGGCAACGAGGTCGCCATCGTCAACCGCTACTACATCTCCGGAAAAGACCACCCGGCTGAAGCATCCATGCTTGACCAGGTCCATTTTCTCTACTACGATGGGTCGGTCAGCGAGCAGGAGCTTGACGAGGCTGTCGAGGACGTGTATGACAGCCTGGTCGCCAAGGAGAAACAGCAATGAACACCGTCGAACAACTGCACATCGGGCTGGTCAAGGCCATCAAGAAGGGATTCCTTCCCACCTACCTGGTCAAGGAGGTCTACTGGGACAACGGTGTCGCTGTCATCCAGACCCGGCACTTGACCATTGACAGGCTCAAGGGCACGGCTGTCCGGATCCCAGCACCTACCAGCGAAACCATTCGGGAGGTCCGGGATTCCTTGTCCGAGGGTACCTGGTACTCTGGAGCTGCCCGGTGGACGGCTGCCCAAGCCCTGCGTGGCCACTCCGTGTGGGTCCAGGCGAGTGACGCCCTGGTTGCTGTGTCCTTCCCTGCTGAGAAGGCATTCCGTATCGAGGCACTCCAGCAGTTCGAGGCCAAGCAGAGCCTGGCGTTCATCCGAATCTACAGCAAGTACATGCAGGAGGTATGACCATGAGCAAAGTCCTCAAAGAACTCAACCGGATGATTGCCGACATGTGGGTGGCCGGCAAGGGTGGGCGCATCACCCTGGACAACCCCTACAGCGCCCATGAGTACATCTGGGTTTACTCAAGGGGCTACCCGGTCTATGCGTACAGCAAGTACCGCTACAAGCGGCTGGTGGCTGCAATCAAGGGTGCGGGCTGGAACACCCGACATGCTCAGGCTATGGCTGCTGGTCTCCGGAAGCAACCCATCCACATGAAGGCCTTGGATGCCACCAATGACCTCCGGACTGTCTTCTACCTCGATGGCAAGGGCCGGAGCCACTATGTCCAGACGGAAGCCGGCATGAACACCCCAGCCGTCATGCTGTACCTGGCGTACCGGCGGTACAGCAATCGGCTCAACAGGCAGATCGCGGGATTGCGGCAGAGGGCCGAATGAAGACCGACTGCCCTTCCTGCTCTCGGAAGAAAAGCGTCTCCGAGGGCCCCTACCATGGCCGATGGTACCGGAAGTGTCACGGATGCGGCTGGATTCATTCGGAGGAATGGGCCCCACAACTGACCAGGAGCCCCCAGGAGCTCTTGAAACCCCAGGGTAAAGGGAATCACCCTACCGGGGAGGTTCAAGAGCCCACAGCCCTCATGCTGGCCTGGTTGGGACGGTACGGAGTGACTTGGGCCCAGTTCCAGAGATTCGGGGGCTTTGCTGCCGAGGGCCGCCTGGTCTTCAGGTGTGATTCCTTCGATGCCCTCCGCAATGCTGGGGATGTCAGTGGCCCCAAGTGGCTGACCAGGATCAAGGAGCCCTTCATGGGCTTTGCCAAGGGATTCAACTGGGGCTGGGGTGATGCTGACACCATCGTCATCACAGAGGACAGCATGGCAGCCCTGAAGGCCGCGATAGCGGGGCTCCAGGGGTTCCCCATGCTGGGCACCAACAGCAACCGGCTGGTTCCGGCCTGGTTCGCTGGGAAGAAGGTGAGGGTCTTGACAGACCCGGATGATGCTGGTAGACTTGCAGGACGCCGCCTCCTGTTCCGTCTCAGAGGCCTTGATGTCAAGGTCCTGAACGGGAAGGAGCCCAAGGAGTACACTTTCGAGGAGCTTAGGACACTATGTACGTGACACACTGCGACGGCAAGGTCTTCACAGTTACTGACACCAAGCAGTTCATCCGGCACCTGGAGACCTGCAAGGAGAGCCGGTACTTACCCGGCTACTTCTTCGACCAAGACAGCCGGTCCTTCAAGGTCTCCGACTACCCGGGCTCCAAAGCCCTGACCCGAACTGAAATCTACGAGAGGGAATGACATGGACTTCGGCAAATTTGTGGACACCTTCGGAGCCGAGACGGCTGGCCTGGTGGTTGGCTTCAACCTGGCCAAGGAGCCACGGCATGTGGTTGCATACCTGGAGGCCCTCCACGCTGACCTCTACCATGAGATTAGCAACCTAGTGCCGGACCCGGAGAGCCCCCTGTACCAGAAATGGGAGCGGCGTGTCATCGAGCTGGATGCGGCCCACGACTATGACACCACCGACTTGAACAGCATCATGGAACACGCCAAATTCATCCTGGAGAACTGGAACAAATGATCAGCCGAGTCCAAATCCAACCCCTGCGGGGCATCCTGGCTTCCCATCTGACGAGTGCCTACATGGTACTGCCCCAGTGGCTCCTGGACTGCCCTGCAGCTATCGTCGGCAGCAGCGACATCGTGGACAATCCGAATGACATCGACGTACTGGTTCGGGTTGACAGCCTCCAAGAGTTCGAGCATGTGCTTGATGGGGCCCATGGGTGGCGCTGCGATGACAGCTACCTAAACAGCCCCTTCGTATCCGCGAAGAGCCCCTCAAGCTTGCCGGTCAACATCATTGCCACCGATGACACGGACTTCTTCGGGGCAACACTGCTGGCCCAGGAAACCATGCTGGGTATCAATGAGCAGAACCGTGAAGCCTTCACGAAACGGGAGCATCGTGTGCTCCTGTTTGACACCATCTACAGGGCATACAAGACCCAGGATGCTGAAGCTGTTCCTGAGACCAACGACGAGGACCTGTTCTGATCATGAGCCTGAACGACATCCTGGAGGAGGTCTCCGACCACAACCGGAACCTCCTGAAGCTGTACCGCCATGGCAGCCTGAGCCGCAAAACACTCATGGCCTCCCTGAAGTTCATCAAGGATGCCCACAAGCCCGGCAACTGGAAGGTCATCCAGCTCCGCGAAGAGGGGGCAAAGCAGCTGCTGAAGCAAGACCCCCTCTGCTGCTGCCTACCCATTGACCTGGTTATCCGCCGGGTACATGACCAGCTGTCTGGCATCATCTTCCCCTTGAAGGAGGTCTGATGGAAGCCCGGATTCTCGCCGGCATTGTTCTCTATGGCCTCCTGGACAAGTTCCCCAAGGACCTGACCAACTCCTACTCTCCTGCCTTCCGGACGGTCCTGAGCCTCTACCGGAAGTTCCAGGAGGACATTCCCAACCTCCAAGCCCTCAGCAGTGCCTTGGAGGCCAAGAAAGCCTCCATGCCTGACACAGCCTATGCAGGCGCCCGGGCCCTGGTGGACGAGGCCATGAAGGCCACCCCAGCCCCGGGGGACCTCCTCCGGGAAGACTACCTGGCCTGCAAGGCAAATGCCCTCCTGAGCCAGTATGTGGCCGGGGAGGAGGTCAATCTGGAGGATGGTCTGGCAGGCATCCTGGCTTCCCTCCCGGCCCCGGATGAAGGGGATGCTCTTGAGGACCTGGATGACCTCTCCAAGATGCTGGCCGTCAAACCCCCTGAAGGCCCGAACAGCTGGGCCCTCCCATCCCTCAACAAGCGGTCACTTCCACCCGGCCCCGGGGACTTCCTGGTCATCGGTGGTCTCCCTAACAAGGGCAAGACCTCCATCTCTGCCTTCCTGGTCCTTAACAGCCTGGCCAAGGACAAGGCCCAGAAGGTCCTCTGGCTGAACAACGAGGGCCCTTCATACGAGATCAGGCTCCGGCTCCGCTCAGCCCTCTCGGGTGTCTCCAAGGACGGCATGGCCTCTGACCCCCAAGCAGCTGAGGCAGCCTACCAGAAGGCCAAGGGGGCTCTCAGCATCGAGGTCAAGGGCATCCACCGCTGGACCTGGCTCCAGGTGCTGGGGCTGGTTGAAAAGGCCAAGCCTGACGTCTTGGTGCTGGACATGCTGGACCACATCCACTACGCTGCCGCTGAGCGCCGGGACACCATGCTGGAGGCACTCTACCAGGAGGCCAGGCAGCTGGCTGCTTCCAAGGGCATCCTGGTGGTGGCCACCACCCAGCTGACCCACCCGCCCAAGGATGCTGATGTCCGATTCCCCACCACTGGCTGGCTGAAGGACAGCAAGTCCGGCAAGGAGGGTGCTGCCGGGTCCATGATCCTGATCGGCTATGACCCGGAGGACTACAAGCTCCGGACCCTCACCCTGGTCAAGACCAAGAGCCCCAAGCCCGGCCCCTGGCAGACCCCATTCTACGTCTCGTTCAACGAGCAAACCTGTCAACTCAAGGAAGTCCAATGACCGACAACAAGCTGCTGGAGACCTACCTGGACAACCTGCTGACCTTCCAGGCCCTCTACACGGCCGCAGTCTTCCGGCTCCCTCGTGATCCTGCCAACGAAGCCAAGCTGGTGGCCCAGATCAAGGACCAGAAGACCCTGATCTGCCGCAGGTTCTCCCGAAACGACAAAGATTGACATGCTGCCCAAAGCCCTGTATACTTCGGTGTACGGGGCTTTTTCTTTGCCCTGAAGGAGGCTGCATGACCGTCATTCGAGCGTGGGACACCGAGGCTGTGGTCAAGCCCTGGTGTACCAAAGACATCAACCCCCTGTCACCAGAGGCCTGGCTGGTTGCCCATGCCTGGGCTGACAACAAGCCCTCTGTGGTCAATGGGCACAAGCTGCCCTTCACCAAGCCCACCTACCGCTACTTCGAGGGCAAGCCAGAGGATGGGTGGTTCAAGGAGGTCCTGGATGGCTGCAATATCCTGACCGGGGCCAACATCAAGTTTGACCTGCTCCTGGCCCTCATGGCCGGCCCCAAGAACCGCCAGGCCTACCGGCAATGGGTGAACAAGGGGGGTCGAATCTGGGACATACTGCTGGCTGAGTACCTGCTGGATGGCCATACCGGCACGGAGGCTGGGGCCGTCCTCCGGCTGAACAACGTGGCTGTCCGGTATGGTGGCAACATCAAGCATGACCAGGTGGCTGCCCTGATTGACCAAGGTGTCCCTGTCAACCAGATCGACAAGTCCCTCCTGCTGGCTTACCTGTGTGGTGAGTACGTGGAGGGCTCCTGCACCCACGGGGACATCGGGAACACCATGCTGGCCTGCCTGGGGCAGCTGGAGGCCATGAAGGACAAGCCGAAGCTCCGGGAATGGTGCAAGGTGGAGATGCTGGCCATCCAATGCACCACGGAGATGGAGTTCAACGGCATCCACATCGACTGGGAGAAGGCGGAGGCTGCCCGGGGCCGGGCCTTGGTGAAGCTGGAAGCTGCCAAGGATGCCCTCCGGGACTACCTGCCTGATGGGGCTGAGGAGGTCTTCTCCTGGGGCTCCTGGAAGGGCAAGAGCCTCCTGCTCTACGGCGGTGTCCAGGAGGGCAAGGTAACCAGGTTCATCGGGGCTGATGGCTCTTACAGCACCAAGCCCTATCCGGAGGGCCAGGGGGTCTATGCCAAGAAGGAGGTGGTGCAGGAGGTCTTGGATGAGCAGGGCAACCCTGTCCTCTATGCCTCCGGGAAGAACAAGGGGCTCCCCAAGACCAAGAAGGTCAAGGTGGACGACTTCACCCGGCCCAAGAAGGCCAACATCCAGGTGTCCTGGACCTTCCCTCGCCGCATTGAGCCCATGGAGGGCACGGAGGCTTCGGAGGAGGGCTACTGGAAGACCGACCAGGAGACGATGGCCCTGCTGCCCGAGGACCCTGTGGTTGACCTGATCCGGGAGGTTTCCACCTGGTCCAAGGACATCTCTGTCAGCTACTACAGCATTGACGAGAAGACCGGGGAGAAGACCGGAGGCTTCTGGGCCGCCACGGACAAACAGCACCTCATCCACCCCAGCATCCACCACACGGGGACTGTCTCGGGGCGACTTAGCAGCAGCAGCCCTTGACCTTTGACAAGGGGCTGGAAAACCGTTAGAATTCGGGGGAACGCCAGAACGGCCAATCCCGAGCCGAGCCGGCGGTACACTTAGGAGTGTCCCATGCCAAGGTACAAACTCACACAGGCAGACAAAGAAGTCATCCTTGACCTCTTCCACAGCAGCAGACTCACCCAAGTGCAGGTTGGTGCACTGTTTGACATCGCGCCCTCAAGGGTGAGCACCTTGTGGAAGGCCTCATTCTCAGCAGAGGAGAGGAGGTCAAGGAAAACCTTCAGCTACGCTCAATCTAAGCTTGGTGCCCTGAACCCCTCCTATGGGCTCAAGGGTGACAAAAGTCCAAGCTTCAAGGGCGTGATCAACGACCATAAGGGGTACCTCATGGTACTGAAGCCCTTGTGGTACACTGGGCGCAAACGTAGTAAGCATGTGTTTGAGCACAGCGTGATTGTGTGTGAGCGAATGGGTTTGTCGGAGATTCCTCGTGGATGGCATGTACACCACTGCGACAAGAATCCCCACAACAACACATTTGACAACCTTGTCCTCATGACCAGTGGAGACCACACCAGGCTCCACCAGTTCATGCGGTCGGAAGGTGTAACGACTATGTCGAAAGACAGTACACTCAAGTGGGTGGAAGCAAACGGGACCCCGTGGGGTCATGATATAGTCTGATCCCTGTAGGAATACAGGGCTGCCGAAAGGCGGGGGTGGCCTAACGTACCACCCTGAACACAAATGAATTGTCAAAACGTCTCGAAGGTCGGGGAAATCAAGACCTGTCTGACCTCCAGGTACCCGGGAGGCAAGATCATCCAGGGGGACTACACCAGTCTGGAGAACTACGTGATGCTCTGGCTCTCTGGCTGCCCTGGCTACTATGAGCTGCTCCACAATGGCTATGACACCCACAGCTACGTGGCTGCCAGCTGCTCTGGTGTGGACTACAAGACCTTCCGGGACAAGTTCGATGCTGGGGACAAGGGAGCCAAGCAGCAGCGCCAGGACGCCAAGCAGGTGAACTTCACCATGGCCTACGGGGGCGGCTACAAGCTGATCGCCTACCGGACCCGCCTGTCCGAGGACCGGGTGAAGGAGATCATGGAGGCCAACAAGAAGGCCTTCCATGGCTACTGGGCCTTCCAGGATCAGGTCTACAGGCAGATCAGCACCCAACTGACCTTCTCAGGGGATGTGGCCCGACACCCGGCTGACCCGCGGAAGACCTACCGGAAGGGCTATGGCACCTGGGTGGGGCCCCACGGGGTCAGCTGGCGGTATCCGCTGGTGCCCACTCCCAAGCACATCCTGGAGAAGGATGGGATTGCTGAGTGTGTCAGCCCCACGCAGTCCAAGAACCTCCACGTCCAGGGCACCGGGGCCTCTGCCATGAAGGCTGCCTTGGCTGTCCAGTTCCTGGTCTGGATGGCCCAGCCTGGCATGGAGCCCGTCAAGATGATCATGACGGTCCATGACGCTGCCTACTGGGATGCACCTGGGGACCTGGCCGAGAAGTCTGGCTGCCTCCAGCTGGCCACCCTCCTGGAAGCCAACGAGGTGTTGACAAGAGCTGGGATTGATGTTAAGATTCCGGTACCAGCTGTGGTGACGGTGGGTGATTCCTGGAAGGAGCAGGATGGAGACCTGACCATCTCCAAGGAAGCTGGAACTGTCCTCCAGGCCCGTGCCTGGATTCGCAACAAAATCCTCCCCGAGGTATTCGCATGAACCAAATGGACCTTCTCGCCCAACTGGGCATCGACGCTTCCGCTGACGAAAGCACCATCCTGGGCGGGGGTGTCGAGGTCAAACCCGGCACCTATGGCTACCGCCTGATCGGCGTGGCTGAGCTGGGTACTCGCCAGGAAATGTACGAGAACAAGCCCGTTGATCGCAACCCCACCTACATCCAGTTCCAGCTCTTCCACAAGAAGCTGGTGCCGGAGGGCCAGACGGCCACCATCCACATCAAGGTGAACAAGTCCCGGTCCGCCAACGGCAACTACATGCCCCTGTTCAACAAGCTGAACAACGAGGGAACGGCCAAGAACATCTTCCAGCTCCTGAGCTCCTCCGGCTTCCTGAAGGTGGTGCCCCACACCACCCAGTCCGGCAAGAACATCGTCAAGGTGGACCCGAACTCCATCCGGGCACCCATGAACGAGGTGCTGGACGAGGAAGGCATGGGCACCGGCGAGTACAAACGGGTTGCCATCCCGGAAGCATCCGCCAAGGGCTGGCTCTACCGGTTCGACAATGCCAACCAGGCTCAGTTCGACACCCTGCCGTACTGGCTCCAGGATGAGGCCTCCAAGGCCACGGCCTTCCCCAGCAAGTTCCCGAACGGTGTGGTCTTCAAGGAGAAGCCGGCGCCGAAGGGTGAAGGTGCTGGAGAGGAAGCCCCTGACACCAAGGATGCTCCGGCTCCCCAGGCCCAGAAGGCGGCCCCGGCCAAGCAGGCCCCGGTGGCGGAAGTGGCTGACGATTCCTTCGAGTTCTGACCATGGCCATCCACCACACGCACCTGCTGGTGGATGGTGACCCGCTGACCTACCGCTTCGGGATCGCTGATGATCCCGAAGAGGGCATCCGAAACCTCTGGAGCTACATCCAGCAGGTTGAGCAGCGGGTCAACGCAGACAAGACCACCATCTTCCTGACCGGGCAGGACTGCAACAAGGGCTGGCGATTCCACATCGCCCGGATTAAGCCCTACCAGGGCAACCGCTCCTCCAAGCCCTCTGGCCTCCCCTCCCGGAAGACCCTCTGGGAGCACCTCAAGCAGTCCGGTGGGGTCACGGATGACCATTCCGAGGCAGACGACCTCATCGTGGCCATGGCTGACCGGGACCCCCAGCACCATGTCATCCTCTCCCCAGACAAGGACCTCCGGCAGTCCTTGGCACCTGTCTTTGGGCACACAGAAGAGCCCCTCCCCTTCCCAAAGTACCAGGCCTGCTGGCAAATCCTCTCCGGGGACAGGGCTGACAACATCCCCCCGCTCCTGAAGGGCTATGGGCCCAAGACCGCCGAGAAGTTCCTGAGGGGCATCAAGACCCTTGGAGAGGCTCAGGAGGCAATCAAGGGGGCGGCTGGTACAGAGACCCTCCGACTTGCAGAAATCAGCGCCTTGGTCCTCCTGGGGGCTCCCAGCCCCATCCAGAGGCTGAAGGACTTCTGGGGCCGGCAAGAATGGCTCCGGGAGCCCTGCAGAATCCTGGCAGAGAGGTGCCGGGAATGACCATCCCCAAGCTCAAGTACTCCGAGGTTGCAAAGACCCGGGCCTCCATGCTACAATCACAGGGAGGCACTTGTGCTCTGTGCTCCTTGCCGATTGCCAAGGGCAAGGACGTACTGGACCATGACCACTCTGAGGGCCACCTCCGGGGTGTCCTGCACAGCGGCTGCAACAGCCTCCTGGGGAAGCTGGAGAACAACTACAAGCGGTATGGGGTCCCTGACCTCCGCTTGTTCCTTGCTGGGGCTCCTCAGTACCTCACCAAAGGGTCCCGCATCCCTCTGGATCAGCGGGTCCTCCACCCAACCTTCAAGACCGATGAAGAAAAGCGCCAAGCCCGCAATGAAGCAGCTCGAAAACGTAGAGTGGCCCAAAAGAAAGCCCAGGATTCTGGTCTTTGACATCGAGACCAGCCCCAACCTGGTCTACACCTTCGGGCTGTTCAACCAGAATATCAGCCTGGAGCAGGTGATCAAGGAGACCAGCCTGCTGAGCATCTCCTGGAAGTTCCTGGGTGAACCCGAGACCTTCTACATGCAGGTGAATCAGAACCAGGAAGACCTCTGGGATGACAAGGAGCTGTGCCAGGCTGTCAGCGCCCTCTTCCAGAATGTGGATGCGGTGATCGGCCACAACATCACTCGCTTTGACCTCCCGGTCATCCGTGGCCGGCTCTACCACCACAACCTGCCCCAGCTGCCTCCGATCAACGAGATCGACACGCTGGTCATGGCCGGCCATGCGGGCAAGCACCTTAGCCGGAAGCTGGCCCACTTGACAAAGGGCCTCCAGTTCACTAAAATGTCCCATGCCAAGTTCCCGGGCTTCGCCCTCTGGCGAGAATGCCTGGCCCGGAACCCGGCAGCCTGGGAGGAGATGGAGCGGTACAACCGCATGGATGTCATCTCCAACGAGGCCCTGTTCGAGCGGCTCCGGCCCTTCAGCAAGGTCCACATCCCTGGCTACCAGACTGGTGAGCTGTGCTGCCCCAAGTGTGGCTCCAAGGACCTGAAGAAACGTGGTGTCCTGGAGACCCGGGGTGGCTGGTACCAGCGGTACAAGTGTGGTTCATGTGGTGGCTGGAGCCAGTCACGGATCACCCACCGCCCCCGGCAGATTGCACAATCCATCCTGAAAGGGGCCTGACATGAGTGATACCACTGAGGTCCGTTTCCACTATGCCGGCGAGGTCCGTCTGGACTTCCCTGAGCTGGACTTGGCCGTCATCCTGAAAGGGCGGCTCAAGGCCGAACTTGGCCTCCGGCTGCCGGTGCGTGCCTACATGCTCAAGGGTGACGTGCAGCAGCTCCTGCATGGCAAGTTCCAGACCAATGCTGCACTGGGACACGCTTATGGTGATGCCATCCAGAGCACCACGCCATGCAGCCCGAAGTTTGGTGCGCAAGCAGTGGAGCCCCTGGAGATCAAGGAGGTACGGACCCTCTCCAAGGAGGGCAAGCAGCCTCCGGATGACTGGCTGTTCGGCTGGGTGCTCTACACCTCTGAAGCAAGTGATGTCTACATCGAGCTGAGTGGCCACGGTAAGCTCAAAATCACCGGAGCCATTCCGGGGGAGCTTGCCCAGCTGCCTAAATACGCCCATGTCCACCCCAATGTGCTGAAGTACCTGGACATTGGCCACTCAGGCGACCACCCCACTGACAAGCTTGGTGAGGTAATCCGCTTCTCCTACATCCGGCATGCCCCTGTGGGCTACCTGGGGGAGATCGCCGGTAAGCTGGTCGATGCTTCCCTGCTGGGTGGTCTCACCAAGATCAGCCGGCTCCGGGACCCCAAAGAGGCCCATGCCGCCTCATCCAGCAAAGGCTACAAGCAGGACGCCGGTAAGCTGGACTACAACCTGCTGATGCGGGACCTGGCTCCCCAGGTTGAGCAGATCGTCAAGGTCCTCCACTGGGGCCACCACACCAAGGGGTACCCCAGGAATGGCTTCCGGTCCCTTCCGGATGCTGAAGGGCGGTTCATGGCAGCCACCCAGCGGCACTTGGCAGCCATGGCCAGGGATGCTCTGACCAAGGACGAGGAGTCTGGCCTCCCCCACGCCATCCACGTCATTGCCAACCAGCTGATGATGCTGGCAGCCCTCGAAGACAAGCAGTAACCCACAAAGCCCCCGAGCCCTTGACAAGGCCGGGGGCTTTTGCTATTCTGGCGCCCTCACTGCTCCAATGGAGGACGCATGACCGACCTGTTTGAACGCCAGTACCAGCGGGAGAAGCAGCTCTCCCAGCAAGCCTACGAGAGAGCCACCCAGCTCTTCCTTGAACAATCAGCCAATGGGAACGGTGGCTCTGCCACAGCAGCTGCCTGGATCGTTGGCAAGTACCTGCCCCTGGCTGACGCCGGCTACAAGGCCCTCAAGGAGAGCAGCAATGGGCAGTTCTCCCAGATTCTCTCGGGCTTCGAGGACCTTGGGCCACGACTGGTCATCGCTGTGACCATCGAGGGTGTCCTGGATGCTCTCCTGATCAAGCCTGAGCAGACCCGCACCTACGTGCTCTCCGGCATCGCTGACCGCCTGGACCGCGAGAGCACCATCGGCTCCTTCACCACCAACAACCCCCTGCGGGCCGCACAGCTGCACAAGAGAGCCTCCAAGGAAGGTGCTGGGGCCAGGAAGAAGCTCCGGATGTTCCTGACGGCCTCTGAGGCCACTGGGGACCCCGTCCTCCGGATCGACAAGGTCTATGGGGTCCAGCTGGCCGGAGTGGCCCTGGGCCTCCTGATCGGGGCAGGGATGGTCGAGCAACACACCCGGCCTGGGAATGCCAAGGTCTACCTGAACCTCTCCTCTGAGTGCGTGGAGGAGCTAGTCAAGCGCCAGAAGCACGCTGCTGAGGGCCATGGCATCTACTCCCCTATGCTGCACCCACCCGTTGACTGGACCCTCAATGGCACGGGTGGCTACCTGACACCGGAGATGCGGGAAGTGTCCAGGATTGTCCTTGGCCCACCAAGCCTCTCAAAACGGCTTCTGAGGCATTCAAGCCAGTCCCCGCTGGATGCCCTTAACCTCCTCCAGAAAACGCCATGGCGGGTCAACAGGCGCGTCCTGGAGGTGGTCCGGGCCATGGCTGCTGCTGGAGAGCTGGGGGAGGTGGTTCCTGACATCTCCATCCAGGTCCCTGAGTACCCGGAGCACCTGGCTGGCCTGAAGCCAGGGGAGCGAACGGAGGCCCAGCAGGAAGAGCACCAGATGTGGGTGGACACAGCCCGGGAGGCCCATGCCCTCCGGAACAAGCAGGTGGCTGCCTCCTACCGCTTTGTCCGGGTCCTGGAGGAGGCCAAAAGCCTGAAGGGTGAGGAGGCCTTCTACTTTGTCTGGGCCTTCGACAGCCGGGGCCGCATGTACCCCAGGACCTACGGCATGAGCCCCCAGGGTTCTGACCTCCAGAAGGCCCTCCTGGAGTTCCAGGATGGCTGCTGGATTGAGAACGACAGGCAGCTCCTGCTGTTCCAGACCAACCTGGCCCACCGCTGGGGCTTCGACAAGGCCTCCTATGCTGACACACGAGCCTGGGTTGAGCAGAACACCCCGATGATCCTGGCCCACGCCAGTGACCCCCTGACCAACAGGGAGTGGACCAAGGCTGACAGCCCCTTCCTGTACCTGGCAGCAGCCATGGAGTACAAGGACTACCTGGAGGATCCGGGGTTATTCCGGTCCCACATCCCCATTGCAGCAGATGGGGCCTGTTCCGGCAGCCAGCACATGGCGGCCATCCTCCGGGACCCTGTGACTGCTCAGGCTGTCAACCTGACCACCTCTGACACCCGGCATGACCTCTACCAGGTCACGGGCAACAAGACCCTTGAGCTGCTCCAGGAGGCCGATGCCGCCGGGGAGCTCTCGGAGGTCCTCAAGCCCTTCCTGGCCTTCGGCATCCCCCGGGCCATGGTCAAGAGACCCACCATGACCCTGCCCTACGGGCTGACCCAGCGGTCCGTGGCCGGCTACCTGTTCCTGGACTACCTGGCCTACACGGACGTGCCCGGGCTGGCTGAGCAGGACAAGTTCAAGGCTGCCATCAAGCTCACCCCCTACGTCTGGAAGGCCCTGGGCCAAGTCCAGTCCGCCACCATGGATGCCCTCCAGTGGTTCCGAGGATCCATCAAGGAGCGGTTCGAGCACCAGCCCGAGGCCACGCAGTCCTGGCTGACCCCAGACGGCCTCCTGGCCCAGCAGCACGCTGTGGACTTCGAGGAATCCAGGATCAGAACCTGGTGTGGTTCACCCATCTCCATCCAGTGGCAGGGCCAAGGCATCACACCCTCCAAGAGCCGGCACCGGGCCGGCTTCCCCCCGAACTTCATCCACTCCCTGGATGCCACCCACCTCCGGGAGGTTGTCCGGCGCATGGCTGCCCTTGGCTGCCATCAGTTCGCCATGATCCACGATGACTTTGGGGTCCCTGTGAACTGGGCTGACAAGCTCTGGGACGTCGTCAGGGAGGCTTTCCGGGACCAGTACTCCGGGAACCTCATGGCTGCCCTGAAGGACCAGTGGGGGCTGGCCCTGGAGCCCCTGGAGCAGCGTGGCTGGGATGTCAACGAGGTCCTGACCGCCCAGTTCGCCTTCAAGTAGGGGTTGACAGTAGGCCTCCTTGCGGGTATAGTAGAGCCCATCGACAGCATGGAGGTCCACATGGACGAGCAAGTCTACGAGAACCTGAAGTACATCCGAAAAAGCCTCAGTGCCCAGCTCCGAGGCAAGTACCCCTACCACAACGTCCCCCTGCGTGCCAAATGGGAAGCCGATGGACGGGCCTGCGTGGTGAACACGGAGACCGGGGAGAGCTCCTTGGGTAAAGGTGACGCCCAGCACCTCCGGTATGCCATCATCACCCTTCTCTACGACCAGATTCCACAGGCTATCCGGACCCGCGAGTACCTCAAGGCTGCTGCGGAAGCCCTCCGGATGCAGCCTAGGGCCAATGAGGTGCCATCGCCCTTCCAGCAGCAAATCTGGTACGACCTGCTGGGCTTCACGGACTACAACCCTGCCCTGTACGTCCGGCGGGGTTATAAGGGCCCTGTACTCTATGTGTACATGGGGGGCTACACCTGGGGTGAGCTGCCCATCGATGAAGCCCTCCAATTCTGGCACCCGGACACCCTCCGCTGGGAGCTTGGACTGCTCTACCAACGGGGTGCACAGATGCTGGAGTTCCTCAATAGTGACGGTGACTGGCGATCTGAGTGTGAGGCCATTGGGGCCTGCTATGAACCACTGCAGGAGGAATGACCATGGATGACAGCGTTGTGTCTGCACCTGAACACCACTTCCAAGTGGCCTGGGCCTGATCATCAAAGCCATCCTGTGATCATCATGAGCTACAACCAGCACGACGCCAAAGCCCAGCTCCGGATGCTGGAGCACTCCAACCCTCCTGACTGGGTCATGTGGGCCCTTGTGGCCTGGGCAACCAGCCTCTTCTGGCTCCCCATCCTGGTCTTCCTGCTCAAGTAGCAGGGCTTGACAAGCCGAAGATCTTCTGGTAGGATCATCCTCGTTGTACCACACTTAACCTCAAAAGGAAGCAAGATGCAAGCAAAAGACGCCCTGTTCCTCGGAGCAGCTGCAACCCTCCTGATCGGCCTGGCCACCTGCCAGACTGCTGCCCACGCCACCAACACCCCGGGTGCTGACTGCGTCGGACACCAAGCCTGCCAGACCAATTCCGGCAACACCACCACCAACAACAACCAGCGCACCACCAACCAGCACCAGGGGCAGGGCCAGCACCAGGGTCAGTCCCAGACCAACCAGTCCCATGCTGCCGGCGGCGACGCCAACGTCTCCTCCTACATCGCCCCGAGCACCTCCCTGTCCACCGGTGGCTACGTCTACAACAACCGGACCCTGAGCATCCAGCCTGTCCAGGCCATCAGCCCGGCTGTGGTGGCCCCATCGGCTTTCGTCTCCACGGTGGCTGACCCCTACTGCGGGCCCCGCCAGAAGGTGATGTCCAAGGACGTGAACGGCAAGATCATCGGCCTGTTCGGCCACACTGACGTGGCCCTGGGTCAGAACCAATGGCTGGCCCCCGACTTCGACATGCCGTACCGGAAGGTGGAGGTGGTCCCCGGGCAGCTCTACCAGCTGATCGGCCACAAGACCCACGAGACCACCACGGTCCTGACTGTGTCCACTTCCGGGGCTCTGGCCTTCGGGGCCAATGGTGGGAACGGCCAAGGGGGCTCCATCGGGGCCTCCGGCGGTGGGGCCCTCCAGCGGATGGTCACTACGATCCGGGTCCAGGAATGCGTCGCTATGACGTTGACACCCGCTCCCAAGGTGGTTGCCCCAGCCACCCCGAAAAAACGCCCTGTGAGCCCTTCCAAGGCCTCCCAGGCCCATCGTAAACCCAACTGCTGAGGTGAACCATGTCCTTGTACACAATCAGCCTCGTCCTGATGCTCCTGTCCTTCATGGTGGCTGGCTACAGAAAGCGCGGCCAAAACTTCATCATCCGGCTGCCCCTGTACATCTCCGCAGCCGCTGTGCTGGCGCTGCCCACCATGCTGCCTCTGGTGATCTTCCTGGTGTGCTTCTTCAACATTGAGCTCAAAGAATGACCATGCTTGAAGCCCTCCAGTACCTGTACGTTGGTGCGTTCATCGTCCTGATCTGCCACTGCTGGTGGCGAACCTGACAGCCACAAAGCCCTCGAAGCCCTCCGGTTTCGGGGGCTTTTTCATGCCCTGAAGCACTGGATGGATGACCAGTACTTCCCAGTGTCTGATAGGTCAGAACCACTGGATAGGCACACAGCGCTTCCGGTGTTTCTGGTGTCCTGAAACTACTGGATGCCCATACAGCCTTTCAAAAATGTACGGTAATAGGAGAAGGGGGAAAGGGGGAGAGGAGAAAGGAGGAATAAGGAGTACTAGGTGTACTAAGGTAGTACTAGGTATCCTAAGCTGTATAAGCTGTACTAGGTATCCTATACCTTATAAGGTAAGGAAAAGGAAGGAATACCCCAAAGTATTCCTTCCTTTTCCCTTATCCCTTTAAAAGCTATAGAAGCTAAGAGCTATGCCCCTTCCGAAAATGTACGGTAATAGGAGAAGAACTTTGAAACCACAGAACACCCCAGCAGACCTCCTCCGGGAGGGAGGCCCGAATTCCGGGCTCACAGAGACCCAGTGGCAGGCCATCCTGAAGCAGCTCCCTGCTCCGGTGGTGGACAACCAGACCACGCCCCACAACGCTGGCTTCCTGCTGGGCATCCAGTTTGCCCTGTCCAAGGTGGCCCCCTTCGTCCGGAGATGACCCATGAGCTTTTTCAAGAAACTCGGAGGAACCCTGGGGAACATCCTGGGCATCCGATCCGGAAGCTCTGCCCAGACCCGCCAGTTCGCGGAGGACTGGGGCTTCCAGCAACGCCAGCTCCAGGCTGACATGCAAGCCCAGCAGTTCGGCTTCCGGGCCAGTACCGAGCTGACCGCCCTCCAAGATGAGGCGGAAGCCAAGCTGGCCACTACCCTCCGGCAGGAAGCTGCCAACGACCAGGCTCAGGTTGAGCTGGCCAACGCCAACAACAAGCCCCGCCAGGCTTTCTTCCGATTCCGATGATCCCCTACCAACCCGCCCTCCCGTTCATGGAGGAGCCCAAGGCTGAAGAGGCTCCCCACGACACCTGGACCCGTCTGTACCGACGGTCCCAGCCCGCCCGAGAGCGGGCACAAGCCAATGCTGCCCTCACCATCCCGGAAGCGTATCTTCCGGATGGCGGTCTGATCGATGACCATTCCGGGCAGGTCAGCTACCAAAGCATCGGCTACCGAGGTGTGAACAACATCGTCAACGTCATGGCGAACCTGCTGTTCCGCACCTCACGGAGCTTCTTCCGTCTGGCTCCTTCCAAGGAGTGGCTCCGGAAGCACCCCACAGCAGACACAGCAGCCCTTGAGGCTGACATGGCTGCCATTGAGTCCCGGGCCACTGAGGCCTGGGTCCAGCGAGGAGACCATGACAAGCTCATCCAAGCCCTGATCCAGGTGGCTGTGGTGGGCCAGGCTGTCCTGTGGTTTGACAAGGACCAGGACGTCTTTCGAGTGGTACCCTTCCGGAACTACTGCATTGACCGCCTGTTCGATGGCAGCATCGGCACCTTGATCATTGCCGAGCAGCTCCGGGTCCTGGACCTCCGGGATGACCTCCGGGAATCCCTCCTGGATGCCGGCAAGGCCCCCATGGCTCCGGTGGCCCTCTACACCCGCCTGATGGCCCAGCCGGATGGCAAGTACCTGCTGGAGGTCTCCGTGGACGATGGGCCGGTGATCCCGGACCTGACCCAGACCTTCGACAAGGACAAGCTGCCCTTTGCCACCCCGTTCTGGTCCCTGCCTCCGGAAGCCTCCTACGGCATCTCCCTGGTGGATGGGCTCCGTGGGGACCTCCACAAGCTAAACATCCTGGCTGCTGCCCAGACCCGGGGTATCCTGAACATCCTGGACTGGAGGACCCTTGTCAACCCTGGGGGACTAACGGACATCGAGGACTTCAAGGAATCCCAGCCTGGTGACCCCATTGCCGGCAAGCCCGAGGACATCGCTGTCTCCGTCACCGGGGACCCCAAGATCGTCGAGCTCATCACGGCTGTCATGGCCGACATTGAGCGCCGCCTGGCTGCCGCCTTCCTGGTGGAGCAGGCCACTTTCCGTACAGGGGAGCGTGTGACGGCTGAGGAGGTCCGGAGGACTGTGGACAGCCTGGAGCGTCAGTACACCGGCATCTATGCTGCCATGGCCCACCACCTCCAGCAGCCCCTGGCCCGGTGGATCCTGGACATGGTGGACTTCTCCAAGGACCTGTCCATCGACGTGACTGTGGTGACGGGCCTGGATGCACTGAGCCGGGCCACTGAGGCTGACAACCTCCAGCGGACCCTCCTGACCATGGCCCAGCTGGCCACCCTTCCGGATGACCTCCGTGCCCGGATGAAGCAGCAGGAGATCACCACCGCCATTGGAGCCGGCTATGGGGTGGACATGACCAAGTTCATGATCCCGGAGGAGGAGTTCCGGAAGCAGCAGGAGCAGCTCCAGCAGCAGCAGATGGCCATGCAGGTGGCCGCCACCAACGCCACTCAGCAAAATGTACGGTAATAGGAGAAAACACCCATGACCGACACCACCCAGCCCCAGCCCACCCAAGCCCCTCCGGCTGTCGAGCAGACCCCGGACACCCAGCCCGCACCCCAAGCAACACCTGAAGCAGCCAAGCCCGCTGCACCAGCCCAGCCGCCTGTCCAGCCCGGCAGCAAGACCGTCAGCTACATGCAGTCCGGCAACAAGGCCCTCGATGCCGCCCTGTCCATTCTGGGACGGGGAGGGCTGGAGCAGGACAGCTTCGAGATGGACCAAGCCCGAGAGGGCAACTTCGGTCCTCTGAAGGCTGTCCTGAACCACCTGAAGCTGGAGCACGGTGAGGCTGCCCTCCAGCTGATGGAGGCCGCCTATGCCACCCACCAGGCTGAGCAGGAGAAGGCCCGGAAGGAGCTGGTCTCCGACCTCCACAAGATCGCCGGCGGCAAGGATGGCTGGGAAGCCACCCAGGCCTTCATCGAGGCCAATGCTACCCCGGATGAAGCCAAGGAGCTGAAGGAAGCCCTTGAGACCGGAGGCATTACTGCCCGCATGGCCGCCCGGTACATGGCCACCCTGTACCAGCAGTTTGGCCAGGGGGCCCAGGAGGGTCAGCCCCAGGAAGCCCAAGCCACCCAACCACAGAACTTCAGCCCTCGTGCAACCAAGTCCGTTGGTGCCTCCAAGGCCGGCGAGTTCCTGTCGTTTGACGACTACTTCAAGCAGTACCAAGCCCTGGTCTCCTCCGGTGCCGGTCAGAATGACCCCCGTGTGGTGGCCCTCAACCAAGCCCGCCTGCGTGCCATCCACGCTGGCCATTGAAAGGAGAGCCTGAATGGCCCTGCAAGACTTCACCTTCCCGGGAAAACTGGGGACCACCAACCTGACCGCTCCGGTCAATGAAGCCCAGCTGCGTGAGCTGCACATCGATGCCGTCAAGAAGTCGGCCGAGAAGCGCCTGTGGGACGACAGCCTGGTCGCCAAGTACTTCCCGAAGCGCCTGCTTACCGGCACGTCCACCACCCGCATCGATGCAATGGGCTCCGGCAACGGCATCCAGAAGCTGGAGCATGACCGCACCCCTGTGCCGACCCAGTACAAATTCGGGGTCAGCAAGTTCAGCATCGACACCCCGGTGCTGGCCCGTGCTCGCATCGAAGAGCTGGCCGACATCCAGTCCCACCTGCCGGTGCTGACCGAGATCGGTGACGATCAAGGCCGCCAGCTGGCCGAGTTCATCGACCGCACCTACATGATCATGGCCACCAAGGCCGCCCTGATGACGACCACGCCCTTCCAGGGCCTGTCGGCTGCCGAGGGCTTCCTGGGCGGCACCCAGGTGTCGGCGGGCACCCAGGCTGACAGCCGTGACCCGGCCAAGCTGCTGAATGCCTTCCGGCAGCTGGAGCTGGCGATGTTCAAGAAGAAGGTCTCCATGACCAAGGAGTCCGCCCTGCTGGTGGTCACTCCGGAGGTCTTCTACACCCTGGAAAGCAACAACATGCTGGTGGACCGCCAGATCAAGTGGTCGGACGGCACCATGCTGAATGCTCGCGTCCTGCACTTCCTGGGCATCCCGGTCGAGCGTTCCAACGTGTTCCCGGGCGGCGAGAACGTCCAGAACCACCTGCTGTCGAACAGCTCGAACAACAACGCCTACGACGGCGACTTCACCAAGGTCCTGGGTACGGTCATCTGCACCAAGGCCCTGCAAGACGCATATGCGTACCAGCCCAAGTACAGCCTGGACTGGGACTTCAAGGACATCTGCCACTACATCACCACCCGTGTGGCGATGGGCGTCGGCATTGCCCGTCCTGAGTTCGCCGGCGTGATCACCCACGCCTGATGCCAAGCCCTCTGGGTCTCTTCGGAGGCTCAGGGGGCTTTTTTTTTCTTCCAAGAGGCCGCCATGCAAGACCTTCAGATCATCAATGCCATGCTTCGGCAGGAGGCCCAGCAGCCCGTGGCCTCCCTTACTGATACCCACCCCATGATCCCCATCTGCCTGGGCATCATTCAGGAGGAGCGGAATGCTCTCCTGTCCCAGGGATGGTGGTTCAATACCGTCACCGTTACCCTTCAACCCGGCAACGATGGAGCTGTCCGGGAGCCCACCAATGCCCTCCAGACCCACGCCCGGGGCTACGTGCCTGTCGACGGGCGGCTCATGACCTGTGATGGCCAGGACCCCACAGGGCCCGTCAAGGCCAAGCTCTTCCTGCACATGACCACCCAGCAGCTCCCGGAAGTGGCTGCTACCCACCTGGTTGCCCGGTGCCGCTTCCGCTATGCGGCCGATATCATCAAGGACCCCACCGAGTACACGGCTGCTGAGCGGGATGCGGAGAAGACCCTGGTGGCCCTGAAGGCTGCTCACATCCGGCAGCAGGCCCCCATGGGACGCAACCGCTACCAGCGGGCTGTGGATCGGGTCTTCACCCAGAACTACGCCAACCGCTTTCTGGAGACCTTCTGATGCGTGTGATAGCCGGGGTTCTCAAGAACATCCAGGCTGGATACTGGGAGAACCTGAACACCAACGTCCCCTCCGGGGCAGCCTCTGACGCCACCAACGTGGACTTCCCCTCTGGTGGGGGTGTTCGGAAGCGAGCGGGCTTCAAGGTTGTCCGTGACAGCACGGTCTTCAACGTGGGGGCCAATGTCCAGCCTGTCTACGCCAGCGGTCTGGGCTACCTGACCATTGGCAAGATGGGCGGGGAGTACAGGGGACCCATCCTGCTGGATGGTGGTGACAACTCCTTCATTGGAAACGCCACCCTACCGGAACCCCGGCAGCTTCTGCCTGTGGGCCAGGATGTGCTAATGCTGGCCAAGTCCGAGACCCTGAAGGTCACGGGCAGCCAGCGGAACGTGGGTGACGTGGGCTTCATTGAGGTCCTGGCCGGCTCAGCCAGCACCACCTACACGGCTGTGGTCCAGGGGGCCTTTGGTCGGGTCTCTGCCTCCCACACCACCCCACCGGCCTACAACGCAGGGCTGAACCTGTCCATCGACAACGTCCCCATCTACTCCAACGAGCAGACGGTGGAGCGCGGACTGACCCGGACAGGCAAGGCTGGCTGGATTCCTGCCAAGGAAGGCCCCCAGTACCTGACCCGCTATGACCTGCCCAACCAGGCCACCCTGAACCAGTTCGTGAATGCCTCGGGCAGCAAGGGGCAAATCTTCCTGGCTGGCACCGGCTGGCAGCCCGGGCAGCACCTGGACAACTCGGCCATTGCCGGAAGCACCCAGTGGAATGCCTCTTGGGGCTCCAGCTACCCCAACATGTGGCACCCCCTGGTCCTGGCCAGCGGGTCCGTGCCCCAGCATGACTGGATCGAGTGGGACTATCGCTATGTCCGGAAGCACCTGAACCCTGAGTATCAGGCCCGGATCAGCGAGGCCACCTTCAACTACCAGAAGGCCCAGACAGAGTACCAGCTCCGCGTGGCTGAGCAGACGACCAGGAGCTACATTGCCCAGCGTCTGGCTGCCCAGATTCCCGGAGCCCGGGTGTTCGGGGCCATCATTGAGGTCCCCGGGGCAACCAGCATCGCCGTGTCCGACGGGGCCAGCGGGGCTGACCTCCGGGCTACCCTCAAGGAGGTCTCTGCCGTCACCAACCTCCCAGGCAAGGCCACGGACGGGACCGTCATGCTGGTGGCCGGTGTGCCCTTCGAGTTCACCGGAGGCATCTGGAAGGAGCGCCCAGGGGGCACCCTGAGCTTCTCCCAAACGGGGCTCCACTGGCTGATTGCCAAGCGCCCACCGGGCAGCACCCCCAAGGCCAATGGCCTGGACTGGGTGGCTCCCAAGGCAGGGTCTTGGGATGAGCTGTCCAGGATGGTCGGGGACCACACCCCAGTCTATGCTGACATCTTCGGTGGCCGGATGGTCCTCCTGACCTCCCGGGGTGCTTTCGTGTCAGCTGTGGGTAACCCTCTGGATGTGGCTCCTAGCAGCGCCCTGAGCCCCACAGCCGATGACGGCTACTTCCTGGAGCTTGGCAGCGGGACTGACCCGGTGAAGGCTGGGCTGCTCTGGGGCTCCCAGCTCCTGGCCATCACCTCCCGCCGGGCCTTCCTGGTGGGATTGGGCTCCCGGGACCAGACCAGCATCACCCAGCTGGACATGGAGGGTGTGGGCCGGGCCAACGTCTTCCTGGCCCGCACCTCCCGTGGTCCCGTCATGCTGGCCCAGGAGGGGCTGGGTACCCCCATCCGGCTCCGGCTGCTCCAGCCCTCACCGGAAGGTGGTCGATTGGTGTCAGTGCCCCTGTGCCCCCAGTTCGACGAGAAGAAGGTCAGGAATGTTGTGCTGTACATGACCTCCTCGGCCTCCGGGGATGACCTGTGCATCTGGCACGGGGCCGGCCATGCCCGCCTCATTGACCTCCGAGGGGAGTTCCCGGTGATCCGGGACTACAAGGAGCTGCCGGATACTGGCTGGTGTGGCTACGTTGGCGATGACCTCTGGCTCCTCTACGACAAGTTCTGCAAGCAGGCTGACGGGGAGGCCCGGGACTTCTTTGGCCCCATCAAGGCCACCATTGAGTTCCACACCCCACCCCAGTCCGGCGTGTACATGCCTGACAACAGGCACACCACTAAGGCCTGGACAGCCTGGCTACAAGATGGGGAGATGACCCTGTCCGCAGCAGGCTTCTCCCGCACCTACAACCAACCCGGCGAGTACCACTCGCTGCCCATCCACCTGCCTGGCGAACACCGGCTCCGCGTCACCTCTGGTGCTGACCCCATGTACATACGGGAGGTCCAGTACAAGCTGGTGACCAGGAACGGCAAGACGCCTAGCTCCTGGAGTTAACGATGTTCTGGAAAGGGCTTACCGCGGGTATCATGTCCCCGGTAATGGGCAGGATCACTGCCAAGGCATCCAACGACATGGCCTCCCGGGCCGACAGCCTCAACAGACTGAAGGTGGACGCCCGGAATACTTCGGCCCGGGTTGAGTGGCAGTACCGCCAGCACGCCATTGAGCGGAACAACCAGAAGACCTCTGAGCAGTTCTTCAAGGACAAGGCCGCGGTAGAGCGGAACCTGGATGTCCAGAACCGCCAGGCTGTCTTCGCTGAGGTTGAGCGGAAGGCCGGCAAGCAAGCTGCCCAGGGAGCCATGACGGCCGAGCTGGCCCAGCGTGGCCTCCTGGGTACGGGCCTGGCCAGCTCCATCAACACGATCCAGCAAGCCCGCCTGGGCCTCATGGAATCCTCTGCCCAGGACCAGGAGCGGGCCCGGAAGTTCAACCAAGGGGCCACCCTGGACACCCTGGTGGCCTCGGCCTTCTCCCAGAAGGACCTGGACATGCCCATGGTCAAGTTCGACCTGACCCGGGTGAAGGACACCACCGTCAGGGCCCCCTCCTGGGGCAAGGCCATCACCCATGGGGTTGTCAGTGGCCTCGCCTCCTACTACGGGGGCGCGCTGGGCAGTGAGCTTGCTGGCCAGGTCCTGAACAGCGAGAAGTACGTCCGGAATGCTCAGGCCTCTGGGCAGAAGGCACTGGACACCCTGTACGGCAAGGGCCAGACCCAGTTCGCCACTCCACTGGAGCGGGTTGGCAAGATGGCCCAGGCCGCCCTGTCCGCCTACGGGCAGAACGGCATGGACTGGAACAAGCTGGGTCAAGGCATCCTGAGTGCCCAGTCCGACAACAACAGGATGGACTGGAACAAGCTGTTTGAGATGGGCCGGAATGCCTACGGCAGCTGGAAAGTGACTGACAAGCCCATACCCAACACCAAAGGAGGCTACAGTGCCCCAAAGTTCTGACGGGCTGATCAACGGTACCCCGTTCTTCCAGTCCAGCCCGGCCGGCATGTCTGCCCGAGCCGGCAAGCCCTCCGTGCTGGGCCCGGCAGCCCAGTCCATCCTCCGTACAGAGACCGGAGAGCTGCCCAGCTCCCGAGGCTCCACCATGGACAGGATTGCCCAGGAGCGTCCATCCCAGAACAGCCCCTTCAATGCCCAGATGGCCCAGAAGGAGAAGTTCCTCCAGGGCATGCAAGTGGTGGCCTCGGGCAAGGCTGTCAGCGAGGTCGCTGAGGAGCAGCCCTGGTACACCCGCATCTTCGGCAAGTCAGACGTGGTGCTGGGAGCCGAGGCCTACGCCAAGGGCTCCCTGGCCCAGGAGGTCACTGCCGACGTTCTCCGGAACATGGGCACCCTCCGGCAGATGGATGAGGACACCTTCCGGAAGGCCCTGCTGACAAGGTTCGAGATGGCCCGCACGGGCTCAGCAGCTGTGGACATGGACGTCCAGAACCAGCTGCTCCAGAAGGTCCCCTCCATCATGGAGACCTACACCAAGCAGGCCTACCAGTACCGGCAGGAGCAGGCAGCTGAGCAGCAGAAGGGCTTCTTCCACCGGGCAGCTGACACCCTCGGGGAGACCTTCAAGAACCTGGATGTGGACCCCACCAGCCCCTCTGGGCAGGAAGCTGCCGCCAAGGCTGTGGCCGAGTTCGATGCCAACATCGGCCGGATCGTCGGGCAGGATGAGGAGAGCTACAAGCAGAACCTCCTCCACCTGTTCGAGGGGGCCATTGCCCAGATCGGTGAGCCCCAGATCGTGATGAACACGGATGGGACCACCAGCACCACCTACAAGACGGCTCATGCCGTCCAGGCCATCCTGGCTGGTTCCAAGGTCTTTGAGCAGCTCCCCCGGGAGCAGCAGACGGCCCTGCTGGCCAAGGCTGAGCTGGCCAACCGGAAGGCCCTGACCAAGTTCTCCACGCCACACATGGAGGAGCTGGCCAAGATTGAGACCCTCATCCGTGACCCTGGGCCAAAGGATACCGTCCCCAAGCTGATTAAGGCCAAGCAGGAGATTCTGGACAGCATCCAGCGGGAATCCGGGAGCTTTGTGCCCCTCTATGACCCCGAGGACATGAAGGCTGATAGTGTCCGGTCAGCCATGGCCATCCAGGCCCGGAGGGAGCGTGAGCTCCAGAAGTATCTGGCTGACCAGGCTGCCAAGGCACGGGAGAGCTCCCACAGCACCTCCCAGGCTGCCAAGGAGGAAGCTGCCCAGCTCCGCGCCGCCCAGTTCACCAACCTCATGGTCACGGACCCTGTGGGCTGGTCCCGGGTAAAGGCCCTCGGGCTGGTCAAGGCTGAGGAGGCCAAGGCCGTTGAGAACAATGCCTACGTGACCGCCACCCCTGACCAGCAGTACGCCCTCATGCGGGGCAGCCTGAACGCCATTCCGGTGGCCAAGGCTGAGCGCCAGGGCGAGATCAACCGCCTGCTGACCGAGGACCCCAAGGAGCTGGCCAAGCGGCCTGACGAGCTGATGTTCCTGCTGGAGCGGTACAAGCAGGACGTGCAGGCCCTGGGCCGGGAGAAGGCCCAGGACTACTACGGGGCTGACATGGCCGGGCTGATGGAGACCACGGCCACCCGGCAGGCCCAAGGCTTCCCTGTAGACATCCTAGTTCATCGCCTCCATGCTGACGCCCGTGCCGCCAAATCCGCCAAGCCCTCCGAGGACCTCCGAGAGGCCACCAAGGACCAGCTCCAGAAGTCCAGCAACCGCTGGGGCATCTCGGCCCTCTGGAACGACGCAGCGGCCCAGCCTCTCTGGGCATCTGGGACCAACCTGGATGACTACCCTGACCTCACTGAGGACGTTGCTTCTGAGGTCGCTCGGGCGAAGGCTGTGAACCCCGCTGACCCCGAGGAGCAGACGATCCTCAAGGCCTCCCAGAACCTGGTGGGGCCGGGCAAGGCCTACGTGCCTGCCGGGAGCTTCCTGATCCGGAACTACTCGGATGGGCAGGACCCCCTCCAGTACCTGGTGAACCCGCCTGAAGGCCGTGGCATCCCAGTGGACAAGGTGGGTGAGTTCCTGGAGGAGCAGGTGGAGGCTCTGCACAAGGGGCAGGTCCACAGCATCCAGGGCTTCTACTCTGGAGGCCCCAGCAGGTCCCTGGCCATCCGTGTGTTGAACGAGGATGGCTCCACCAACGTCAAGGAGCTCCCACTGGATGAGCTCCTCCGTGAGTACCACAACCCAACCAAGGGCCCCGGCTCCTTCAAGCGAGCAGCCAAGAAGGCCACTGGCTCTGAATCCTTCCCCCTCCTTTGAGGTAAACCATGAAGCAAACCGTCTGGATTGACCCCCGTGAGTCCTGGGACAAGGGCTGGGAACCCTACCAGGTCAAGCCAAAGGCAGCCCAGACGGGCAGCTCTCAGGCTGCTGCTCCGGCTCCTCTGGACCTACCGAACTCCCGGCAGGCTCTGGACACCCGCGAGACCGTGGAAGCCCAGGTCGCTCAAGGCGACAAGGACTACCATGAGACCAATGAGCAGCCATACGGCTGGGAAGGGTTCAAGGACAAGGCAGCCGCCGGCTTCCGCCAGGCTGTCATCCCCAAGACCATCGGGCTGGCGTATGAAACCTATGAGTACGGGCTCAAGGCAGCCTTCCAGCGAGACTGGGGCCCGGCTGCCCCTCTGGCTCTCACCCCGGAGATGCTCAATGGGCGGACCGAGGCTGAAGTGGACGAGCTGGAATCAGCCTGGAACAACGAGCACGCGGCCTACATCCTGGAGCGCCAGAATGCTGACCGCCAGGACCTCCAGATCATGTCCAGGGGCTCAACCACCCAGAAGCTCCTGGCTCCCATGGCTGGTGGTGCTGTTGACGGCCTGCTCGGCTTTCCTGCTGGCGCTCTCGGTCGGGCTATTGGTTCTGGTATTGGTCGCCACATGATCAAGACCGGGAGCACGGTGGCCAATGCTGCCGCTGTGTCCCGGGTTGCTGGTGGGGTCTCTGGGACCCTGCTGGGCGGCGCTGTGCCCGAGGCCATCACGATGGGCTATGACCCCAACCGGGACTGGTCTGACGTGCTGGCCGCCACCTTCTTCGATGCTGGTGGTGTGGTGGGCGCTGTACGGGGCTCTGCCAAGGTGCAGGCATCTGCCAAGGAGATCGCTGACCGGGTGGCCAACCTGACCATGGAGCCCACCCCGGACCTCCACCTGCCGTCCGATGGCCACCCCGACGCCATTGGTGTCCAGGCGGCCCAGGCTGTCCAGACAAGGATGGCAGAGGCCCAGGTGAACCCTGAGGTGGTGGCCATGGGGAAGGGGCTGGAGGATGTCTCCTACCTGTCAGACCATGAGCTGAAGAATCTGGGGGTCCACACCTACGATTCCCCCGAGGGTCGCCGCTACTTCGGCAGGGACACCACCGTCTGGGACCTGCCTGAGGGCTACACGGATTCCCGGAACGGGCACAAGTCCGTAGGGGACCTGCCATGGCCCGAGGCCCCTGATACCCAGAATGCCGCCTTCACCACCGACCACGTGAACTCCAACCCGGTGGAGGTGGCCGAGGCCGCCCTGCGGTCTGAGCAACAATTCGACCGCTACCTGGAGGCTGCCAAGGAGAAGGGACTGACCCACGCCCAGGCCCTCATCGCCTATCGGGAGAAGCGGTACCCGAAGCTGGCTGGTCGGGAGTGGACCACCACTGACAACGTGGTCCACCCGAAGGGCATGGACCCTGACCTGGTGGACGCTGTCAAGACCATCCGGGACGAGTTCTTCCGGAAGGGCGAGATGACCCTCCTGGACAACATGGTCACTCGGGATGGCTCCTGGGGTGAGCATCTGGGGATGGGCAAGCACCTGAACCTTGCCATCGACACCAAGGCAGTCACGTCCCGGCTGGATCAGCTGGAGGTAGTCCTCCATGAGATGGGCCACAGCCTGGCCATCGGCGGCATCGGTAACGTGCCCCTGGAAATCCGGAAGGAGTGGGGCAAGGCTGCTGGTGCCGTCTTCAATGCCATGGCTGAACGGGGTGGGGCCAGCAAGGCCGCAGCCTTGCGGTTTGGTCTGGGCACCTTCAACTACAAGAACGCCCTTCGCCACCCGGATGCCCGGAGCACAGCCCTCTTCAATATCCTGGCTGAGGACACCACCAAGGAAGGGGCCCGGAAGGCCTCCAAGTACTGGGGGAACTTCGACGAGATCACGGCCCAGCAGTTTGTCAAGTACGTGCAGCGACGCTACGACGAGATCGTCTACCAGGGCAAGAAGAAGCCCGGGCAGTACCTGCCCTCCAAGGCCATCGCTGAGTACATGTTCAAGGCAGTCAAGAGCTTGGTGACGCTGTTCCGCCGGGTCCTGAAGGAGGATGCCACCGAGGCCAATGTGGCCAAGGCCGCCGATGCCTTCTTTGGGGCCCTGACGGATGCCCGGAGGGCCGGTAAGCAGGGCACCCACCTGGCCCCCTCCGCTGTGTCCGAGGCCGCTGACTCCATGTTGGAGGTCATGCGGGACACCAGGCTCTACGACAAGGATGGCACGGGCTACACGGCCCCTGAGCAGCCCAAGAGCCCCACCCCGGGCTCTGGTGGGTCTGGCCCCGCTGCCAAGGACAGCGAGGAGGCCCCGCTGCCCAAGCACACCTTCAGTGCCCAGGGCCGCCTGTACGGCCTGGAGAACCTGCCCCAGAAGAACCAGGGGGACGTGGCCACGGCCATCATGGTGGACAAGGTTGTCCAGCGGGCAGCCCAGGAGGCTCCTGAGCGGATCGAGCAATCCAATGCCCGGACCTCCAAGCTCCTGGGCTCCAAGTACGCTGGGAAGATCGGGGAATCCCTCATCTCTGCCACCCAGGTCATGCTGAAGTCCAAGAACCCCGTGGTTCGCTGGGCAGCGGCTACCCTTGGGGAATCCCCCTCCAACTTGACTGGCCGCCGGAACAATACCACAGCTGCCATCCACAAGTACCGCCTGGAGCGGGAGATTCTGGGGAACTCCCTGTACCGGCTCCGTAAGGCCCAGGCTGCCTGGCTGAAGGAGAAGGGCAAGCACCCGGCCTTCTCCCTATTCAGTTCAGAGGGGGCCAACAAGTTCAACGAGGAGCTCCAGTACTGGCTCCATGAGACCCACAAGGCTGGGGAGATTCCTGACGAGCTGGATTCTCCTGCCATCCGGGAAGCCATCATGGCCCTGGCTGATGGGCACCAGCGGGCCAACGAGGCTGAGCTGAAGTATGGGGTGGTGGGTACCCAGGAGGAGCTGCCCCCTTCCCTGGGCTACATGCAGCGTGTCCTGGACCCCGAGAAGATCAAGAACATCACGGTGGAGCAGCGCCAGAAGCTGACCGCTGCCATCCGGGCCCAGCTCCAGGACATCGGGTTCTCCCCGGAGGTCTCGGACAACGTGTCCAAGGCCTACCTGACCCGGGCCCTCGATGCCCGTGGTGGTGTCTTCGCTCCCCAGGAGGCGGCCCTGAACTCCCCAGCAGCTGTCCGGACCATACAGGACATCCTGAAGAAGGACGGCTACAGCCCGGAGGAGATCGAGACCATCACAGGCCCCCTGCTCAACACCAAGGAGCGCCACTTCTCCCGGAAGCTGGCCCTGGACGAGCACATGGACCTCGGGGATGGGATCACCCTCGGCAGCTTGATGTGGAACGACCACCAAGCCATGCTGCGTGACCGGGCCCGGACCTCTGCCGGCTGGTCGGCCATGGCTGCCCAGGGCATCTATGGGTACTCGGGCATGGAGGCTGTGGTCAAGGCTGCTGCTCAGGGCGTGGGTGACCAGGCAGCCTCCCGGGCTGAACTGGATGCTCTCCGGCAGCTGGTCTCAGAGGTGTCCTCCGTACCGCTGGAGGGCATGTACTACTCGGCTGCCTTGGACACCCTGGTGTCAGCCAACGCTGTCCTGAGGCTGGGTGGCCTAGCTTGGACCCAGGTGGCTGAGGTCCTGAACATCGCCAACCAGGTGGGTGGCCTGAACACCCTGAAGTCCATCCCTGAAGTCCCCCGGCTGGTCAAGGAGATCAAGGCCTCTGTCAAGGGGGCCAAGATGAGCACCAACCCCGTCCTCGGGGAGCTGGAGAACTACATGGGCCACACCTTCGGTACCGACGGCTACTTCATGGCTTCCCCATGGGACACCAATGGGAAGAACAGGGACATCCGGGGGACGGAGGAGACCAGCAAGACCCTCCGGCTCCTGAACGCTGTCGGGCATATCCAGGGTGTCATCGGTGGTCATCGGATCATCATGGCCACCCAGCAGCGGATGGCAGCTGAGCTGACCGTGGAGCAGGCCCTGAACAGGGTCCTCAAGCTGGATGCACCCGACACCTGGCTGAAGGACATTGGGATCGAGGGGGACCTCTGGGAGCAGCTCAAGGACGCTGTGCCCCGGGTCACTGACGTGGGGGCGGACGGGAAGGTCACGTACTTCCATGCCCGCCACTTGTCACCGGAGCTGCTGGACCAGCTGAGTACGGTGGTCCACCGATCTGTGAACCAGATGATCCAGGGTACCTTCGCTGGTGAACGGGGCATCTACGTCCACAACAGCGTCTGGCGCGCTGCCCTGCAGTTCCGTGGGTACTCCATCACGGCCCTGGAGAAGCAGCTGGGCCGCCAGGTCGGCAACTACGGGTATGCCCGGGTCGGCCTGATGACAGCTGCCAACATGGCGATGGCCATGCCGGTGGTGGCCCTTCGGGTCCTGGTGGCCTCCCTGGGCCGCAGGGACCAGGAGGAGTACCTGGAGAAGATGCTGTCCCCCTCGGAGCTGATCCAGAAGTCCACCCAGTACGTTGCCTACCCTGGCCTGGCCTCGGACATTCTGGACGTCATTCAGGACGTGACTGGGGACAACCCATACCAGTCTAAGGCCCTCGGGGACCGGGCTGCACCATCGCTGGGTGTCGTCAACGACATCTACAGCCTGACCAATGACCCCTCCAAGATCACCAAGCTGGTGCCTGGAGGGACCCTTCCCTTCGTCATCCCCTTCATGAACATGCTGCGCCAGGAGATCAAGCCTCCCCGCAGCCACATGACCCCTTCTGAGAAGGCTGCTGCCCGCCATAAGCGGAAGGAAGCCAAGAAGGAGACGAAGGACTGACCCCTTGCTCCCGGCTCCGGCCGGGGGCTTCTTAGAGCACCCGTCCCTGGATGCTCCACGAAGCCAAAGGAGAACCTATGAGCACTGCCTCCATAACCCTGGAGCGATATGGGCTCCCCACAGGCATCTACAGGCTGCCTGACGGGAACTACGACATGACCCCTGTGATCGAGGTCTGCAAGGGCCTGTTGCAGGACTTTGCTCTGTCGGCCTCAGCCCCCGTGGGCACCAAGGAGAACCTGTACAGGTCGAACCTCTGGAACTTCAGCCTGGACAGGGAGCCCAAGCCCAAGACCTTCACGGCCTGCTACAACCAGCTGAAGAAGTTCGCTGACCTGGTGCCCCGGATCAAGGGCCAGGAGATCGAGGTGGACGTGGGCGACCTGCCCCCGGGCTGGACCTCTGTGACCTGGGAGAACTCGGCCACCTTCGAGAGCTGCCCGGCTGTCTGGGCACCCACCTTCACTGGAGGGGTGCACAAGCTGTCCACGGTCAAGGTCATCTACCGGAAGGACGGTGTGACCCGGATTGCCCAGGCCACAGCCGGGGCCGCTGGCCTGATCAACCTGAAGAAGTGGGAAGGGCTGCCGGTGTCCCTGATGCGGACCACCACCCCGGTCCTGACCCCTGTGGTCGGGGAGATCGATGTGACTGAGCTGGAAAGCGTCATCCACCGGCTCTACCTGGCCTGCATGGACTGCGGGTGCTTTGTCCCCAAGGAGGAGGTCGCTCCTCCCGGAGGGGCCATCGTCATCAAGCCACCGCACCCCCGGACCCCCAGCACAGCCTGGTCGGGCATCCCCTCCATCACTGTCCGGTCGGGGGAGCATTACTGGGATGACGTCCTGGACAGGTACCTGGCCAACACCCGGCTGGACATTGTCCACAGGGATGATGGCACCCAGGTCAGCTACATGCAGGCCCTGGGCCTGGACAAGCGGACCTTCCTGGTGAACGTGGGGGCCCTGGAGCTGCTCAGGCAGGCCCCTGCTGTTGTGGTCCCTCTGGCTGGCGGCCTGGCTGCCTTCCAGCGATTCATCCAGGACCCACAGGGTGGTCAGCCCATGACCAAGTGGGACCTGGTGGGGCCCACCCTGGAGTACACCCATGCCTCCCCTCTGCTGATCGATGACAACGGAGGGATTCAGGAGGGCTACAGGTACTCCCAGGCTGCAAAGCAGGCCGTCAAGTTCCTCAACGAGAACTACTTCAAGAACGATGGGGTCTTCACGGTCTTCCTGCCCTACGTCTACGTGGGGACCCAGGAGGAGCTGCAAGCCCTCAAGACCTTGAAGCTGGGTACCCGTGAGGGCCTCAAGGCTGCCTTCGAATCCGGCAAGGCCACCGTTGTGGCTGTGGAGTACATGTACACCATGGCCCGGAAGACCCCTGACGCTGCCTCCACCCACCCCCGGCTGATGGCCATGCCCCTACTCAACCTGGGACTGGTCCCCATCCGGGCCGTCAACATCAACACCCTGACGTTCTGATGAAGCACTCTGAGAAGCTTGACGCCATCCTGTCCTCCTTCCTGGACAGGGTGCTGGAAAGTGTCCAGGAGCCCGGTACCGACGGCAACACCCTCCGGACGGCCCTGGCCACCCTGGAGAAGTTCAACTGGCTGACCGTGGAGCATGACAAGGGCACTGACGGCCTGGAGGCCATCCGGGCAGCCCAGGCGGCTCGCAAGGCTGCTCAGGCTGCCAAGGCAGGGCAACCACCTACGCCACCGTCCCTGAACGACTGACGAGGCTGTAAGGGCCTTCCAGGGGCAGTCCACACTGACCAAGTTTGAACCGTAATAGGAGAAGAGGATGGCCCAAGGCAAGAGGTCCATCGTCTATGAGGCTCCAGAGGCCGCCGAGGCCCGTAGGGCTCAGGTCAAGGCAGTCCAGGAGCTCTACAAGGACCCCATGGACTTTGTCTATCGGGTCCTAGTGGACCTGAAGAAGCTCTGCGTGGCAGAAATCCTGGCTGACATCTGTGCCTTCATGATGGACCCCACCAAGAGGGCCATCATGGTCCAGGCCCAGCGTGGGCAGGCCAAGTCCACCCTGGCTGCCATTGGGATCGCCTGGGACCTGATCATGCACCCGAACCACCGGAATGCTGTGGTCATGTCCAACAGCAAGAAGGCCCTGGACGTCATCATCATGGTCCGGCGGATATTCCATGACCTCCCCGAGCTGGAGCCCTGGCTGCCTGACCCCAAAGGTGGGGACCGCACAGGAATCCAGGCCTGGGATGTCCACCACAGCCTCCGGAACCTGTCTGAGAAGTCCCCCTCCCTCTGCCCCATCTCCATCGAGGAGTCCCTGCAGGGCAAGCGGACGGACTTCACCGTCTTGGACGATCTTGAGGATTCCAAGACGGGCTTCACGGCCGAAGGCCGGGCCAACATCCTCAGGAAGGCCCTTGACCTCTATGCCATCTGTGAGTACCGGATCATCTGGCTGGGCACTCCCCAGTCCATGGACAGCATCTACTTTGAGCTGCCCAAGCAGGGGGTGGAGGTCCGGGTCTGGCCCGGCCGCTTCCCCACTGAGGCTGAGGAGACCTTCTACGGGGAGACCCTGGCCCCCTGGGTCAAGGAGAAGCTGAGGCTGGACCCCTCCCTCCGATCCGGTGGTGGCATCGATGGCTCCCGAGGCCGCGTCACCTGCCCGGAGTTCCGGAAGGAGGACTTCCACCAGTCCCAGGAACTGACCATGGGCAAGGAGTGGTACGAGCTTCAGTACATGCTCAATGCCACCCTGACCGATGCTGGCCGGAAGCCCCTGAACCCCAGGGACCTCCTGGTGGTGCCCCATGGTGAGGACTTCCCAATCACCCTGGCCCCAGGCCTGGGCCCGGGCTACACCCACAAGCATGTCTCAGGTGGCCGCACCTGGGAGCTGGCCATCCCCACCTCCCTGGAGGGCCCCCGGGCCAAGCCGGTCATCAAGGCCTTCATTGACCCTGCTGCTGGTGGCAACACCAGCAAGGACAGGACGGCATTCACCGTCGTCGGGCTGGTCAAGGGCAACCTGGTGGTGCTCTCCTATGGCTCCGTCCCCGGAGGCTACGAGAAGGAGACCCTCCACAAGCTGGCCAAGTACCTAGCTCCCCACAAGCCAGCCCAGGTGTGCATCGAGAAGAACATGGGCTTCGGGGCCTTCAAGCAGGTCTTCCAGCCCATCCTGCTGGAGGAGGCTGCCAAGGTCGGCTGGAACCCGGGCGTTGACGAGGTGATGGTCCATGGCCAGAAGGAGGTCAGGATCATCGAGACCCTGGGCCCCGTAATGGGCCGGAGGTCCCTCTGGATCACCACCCGGGCCCTCCAGGAGGAGGCCATGTACGTGGAGGGCCTCCAGGCTGGAGACCTGGCCTCGTACAGCCTGTTTGTCCAGATGGCCAGCATCACCCGGGTCAAGGGCTGCCTTCGCCATGATGACCTTGTGGACGCATTGGCCGGCTGCGTGGACCTGTTCCGAGAGGAGCTGGCCATCGACGCCAACATCCAGTCTGAGAAGCTCCGGATGCGGAACATCCTGGAGATGGAAAGGGCCCTCCTCAAGGAGGACCAAGAGAAGTACTCACACAGGCCCCTTGGTCGGGCCAGGAGAACCCATGGCAACCGTCGTTGAAAAGGCCAACCCGGCCAACCAGGCCTCCCTGAAGGTCGATGAGAATGGCAACCTGCTGGTGGTCCTGAAGGGTGGAGGTGGCGGGGGCGGCCCTGCCCCTGACCTCTCCAGCTACTACAAGAAGGCTGAGGTGGATACCCTGGTGGGTGCCCGGGCCAAGGCCTCCGATGTATCGGCCATCCAGGCCCAGGTCACTCAGCTGGCCCAGGCCAACCAGGTAATCGCCGGCATCGCCTGGTATGACCGCCACAACTCCCAGGACGGTGGAGGCACCGGGGCCTCCCTGGCCACCAAGGCTCCTGTGGTCACTGTGGAGGGTAGCATCACCTTCGCTGCCCAGACCACTGTTACCGTCACCAAAGCCGGCTGGTACCGGGTATCCCTGTCCATCGAGAAGGCTGACGTGGCCCAGACCGGCTTCTACCTGAACAATGCTGTGACCAAGTTCACCAAGCACCTGGCCGGTGACAGCGCCCAGGCCCTGATGGGCAAGAATGGGCACTGCTCCTTCCTGGCCTACTTCACGGCCAACACTGCCCACCGGATCAGCCTGAACACCCCGACCACCCAGAAGGGCCAGAATGCGGTCCTCCAGATCGAGTATGTGGGCACATGAACACTGATGAGTTCCGGAAGCTCCTGACCACCCGGGAGGTCCGGCCCCAGGGCCCACTGACCTTCACAGGCCAGGTGGACGTGGGCAGCACAGTGGAGGTCTTGGACTTCTCTGGCTGCTCCGTCCACACCCCGGAGTTCAACGACAGGACCAACCTCCTGATCCGGAACCGGGGAGACAAGCCCCTGGTCATTCGTGGGCTCCGATGGACCTCTGACACCAAGGCAACCAACCAGCACGCCCTGCTCTATGCCATCGACCACAACAACCTGGTCCTGGAGGACTGTGAGCTGACCGGGCTGAATGTGGGGCACTTCCTGGATGTCCGGGCCAACACCAAGGCCGTGGGGAACATCACCCTGCGGCGTTGCAAGTTCAAGGCCTCCTGGGCCCGACCTGACGACACGGGGAGGAATCCCCTGACCGGAGGGGCCACAGGCCTGGAGGCTGTGAAGTTCACGGGCAAGGTGGTCAGGGCTGAGAATCTCCCTCCCCTGGCCCACTACAAGAAGTACTTCAATGCCGGCTCCCTGGAGTTCCCCGTGGAAGCCGTCATTGAGGACTGCACCTTCGAGGGTGGCTACTATGGCCTGTCCGGCGAGGGGCTGTCCCGCTCCCTGATCAAGGGGAATCGCTTCCTGGGGCAGATGAGGGCCATCAGCCTCCAGAACTGCTCCGGGGGCAACACGGTGGTCTGGAACGACATCAAGGACAACCTGTCAGCTGCCATCCACATGGCCTATGGGTCCTCCTTCAACACCGTCTTCTGGAACACCATCAAGTCCGTGAGGGCACACGGGGAGGGCCTGATCCAGGCCTACGTGGGCTCCTCTGGCAACCTGGTCTGGGCCAATGACCTGGAGGTCACAAACCTGGCCCAGGACACCTGCAAGGTCTACCTCTACAGTGGCCCTGACAGCTCCTACAACCGCTTCCAGGCCAACAACCTGAAGGGAACCTGTTCCAGGGCCTACATGGCCCTGGAAGAGTTCTGGGACCCCAGGACGGCTGCAAGGCAGTCCCTTGCTTTCAACACCCCAGCCGATAACACCGGCTTCACCTCCCGCCACGTCACTGGTGTGGAGTTCATCGACAACCAGCTCCAAGCATCCACACCCAGCACCATGGAGCTTTACCGAGGACCAGCATGGCAGGCAAACTGACCCAGCGCGCAGTACTGATGGTTGATGAGGAGGGCTTCCTCCTGATCAAGGACCCCAAGGGCTCTGAAGTCCCCATCCCGGAGAACTCCGTGACCGCCCAGGAGGCAGCTGCTCTCCGGAAGCGGATCGCTGAGCTGGAGACCTCTGTCAAGTACCTGACGGATGGGCGTGACCAGCTCATCGAGCAGGTGAACGCCCTGACGGGGCAGCTGACGACGGCCAAGGACAAGCTGAAGCAGGCTGAGGCTGACATTGAGGAGTACAGCAAGGCCAACAGTGAGGTCTACAAGCAGGTTGAGGCTTTGGAGAAGCAGCTGGAGCAGGCCCAGAAGGACCTGACCAGCACTGGCACCTGCCCGGCTGACCTGGCCCAGGCCCGCAAGGACCTGGCTGCGGCGCAGCGGCAAGCCAACGCCTACAAGGCAAATGCTGAGACATTCCAGCAGAACTCCCTGAGCCACTATGCTGCTCTCAGGAGAGCCGAGGGGACCATCGCCCAGCTCAAGAAGGAGATCGAGGACCTGAAGAAAGCTGCCGGCAACCAGGCCACCCCGAACCCCGGTGGCCCCACCCCGCCGCCTCCGCAGATCGATGACACCCCGTGGACACCTGCCCGGTCCGACACCAACCATGTCTGGGGCCCTGGTCGCCATGCCATGGAGTCCCTCCGGAACCTGACGGTGGGCCTGAAGGACGCCTCCCACAACTACCGAATGGCCATGTCCTTCCGGGCCAAGACCAGCTCCACCCCCAGCAAGCTCTGGTACTATGTCCCGTATGGGGAGGGCTACCACGGTGGCAATGCCGGTGTGCTTCGCATGACCATCTATGCCGACAAGAACGGGGCTCCGGATGAGACCACCCGTTTCGGCATCGTGTCCCGCCACCTGGTGTCGGAGAACAAGTTCTCGGACAAGATGTATGAGGACGTCGTCCTGGAAGGGCGGCCTCTGGAGAAGGGCAAGCTGTACTGGCTGGTGTTCAGCAACGACGACCAGACTGCTGGCAACTACTACTCCATCAACACCACCCAGATTCGCAAGTACTCGGGCTACCCCGGCATCCGCTGGACCCCGGCTGCTGACGCTACCGTGCTGTTCCAAGCCAACCCTGGCTCCTGGACCAACCTGACCAGCATGGCCAATCCGGGTGACATGCAGTCCTCCCCGATGTTCCAGCTGACCTACCGGAACGATGTCAAGCAGGGTTCTGCTGTCATTGAATCCGGGGCCACGGCAACCCGGTCGATGCTGCTGACCACCACCCCTGGTGAGCACAACGTCCGGATGATCCGGGAGGCCATGTACATCCCGAACACCATCACTGTCCGGGGCATCTCCTTCATGGCTGAGCCCGTGGACCACCAATGGTCCAGTGTGTGGATGGCCCTGGTGCAGCTGAAGGGCGATGGGCTGAGTAATGAGGTGGTCACGGAGCTGTGGTCTGCCCAGGAGCTTGTCCAGAAGCCCACCCAGGCCCCCGCGGGCACCCCTGCTGGCTGGGCTGCTACCCTGTGGAAGGACATCAAGCTGCCCCGGAACATCACGCTCCAGGGCGGTAACTGGTATGCCCTGGACATCCACAGTGTTGAGCATGACCTCCGGGTGGCTGGGCAGACCAACGCCCGCCGGCGAGGCCTGGAGATGCCTGTGGCCTACATTGATGGTGAGGCCCGGTACTCCAAGGATGGGACCAACTTCATCCCCCTGAACTACCACAACCACAATGCTGCCAACGGCAACCGGAACGACGTGAACTGGCGGGGTGTTGCTCTGCACACGGTCGAGGACATCAACAGCTTCTACAAGCAGGACACTGCCGGTGCCACCCCGACCCCGGGGCAGAATCAGGGCAACACTGGCCCGCTGGTGCCGGCCAACGTGAAGGAGAAGTTCTTCACGATGTCCACCGGGAACAACCCCCGGCCCATCCACGGCTGGGTGCCTGGGCGCGTTGATGGTGCTGTCCAGAACGGCACCTCTGGCCAAGGTGGTGGTGCCGCTGTCAACCAAGGCAAGTCCCAGCACCTGACTCGTCAAGATGACTGGATGCTCAAGCCGTGGATTGACACGGGCAACCTGGAGTGGGTGCTCAAGCAGACCTTCCTCCACTACACCCCGTGGTTCGTGTTCATCGAAGCCGATGGTAGCCCCAACAGGGCTCCTGGTGCTGAGGTGGCCATCCGGAACCTGCGGTTCTGGGTCCTGCCCAAGGGTTCTGACACCTGGGTCCTGAAGTCCTCGCAGTCCACTGGCTTCTGGTGTGGCTACTTCCATCCCAACATGAACAGCCAGATCGGTGGGGACATCTCCGGCACCAACTACGAGGGCGGCGTCAAGTATGCCTTCAAGGGCAATGCTTGGCCGTGGCCGGCCATCCATGGCTCTGGTGCTCAGTACCGCTTCCTGGACGAGGGTGAGTTCGATGGCCTCCTGGTCACGTGCGAAGCCAAGTGCCTGAACCCGGCTGCTGAGGTTGCCCTCCAGTTCGGCTGTGATGCCAAAATCTTCGGGGACAACAAGTCTGACCGGGTCTGGAAGAGCGAATCCGACCATGGCTGGTACCCCGGTGTTGGTATGAGCCGTTGCGAGATCATCACCACGGAGTGGAGGACCTATGGGTTCTCCCCGCTGCAACGTGCTGATGGTTCCGTCCGTGATGGCTTCGCCAAGAATGCCCTGCCCAAGGCCCGGTGGGATGCTTCCAAGCTCGCTTGGGACGTCGCCCCGGAACTCCTGAACGTCTGACCAACCAAGGCCCTGGGGCAACCCGGGGCCTCCATACATGGCAACTGTGATCATCCAGGGCTCCAATGGGGCCCAAGGAGCCCTCCAAGTCGATTCGGAGGGCTACCTGCTTGTCAACATCGCTGGCTCCGGTGGTGGCGGAGGCGGCAGCCCGGGTGGTGGGGGTGGCCACACCATCACCGTCCAGGTCCCTGTCCCTGACCCTACCACCGTCGAAGAGAACAAGCGGCTGAAGGCCAAGGTGGCTGAGCTGGAGGAACGGATAAAAAAGCTCTGAGCGGGGGAGGCCCGGCTGGCCCTCTCCCGGATGACCTCTTCAAGCTCCTCATGACCCCGGGCCTGACCGTGACCCTGGGGCCTGAGAACCCCCGGCCCACCCCGGGCACCCCTTCCCGCTACAAGCTCCAGGAGGCCTCTGCCTCCATGACCTACGGCACCCCCATTGCCCGGGTCACTGACAACAAGGCAGGGGGATCCGGTGGGGCCAAGTACATGCGGTCTGACTACTCCCGTCGCCAGGCCTTCAATGCTGACAGCTCCAAGTTCCTGATGAACCGGAGGGATGGCTACTGGTTCCTCTACGACGCCAAGACCCTCAAGCAGGACGGCGAGGCCCTTCCCGGCCTGGCTGCTGACTGCGAGCCTATCTGGCATCAGACGGACCCGGACATCCTCTGGTACCTGCCCAACAATGGCTGGGGAGCCAAGCTCCACGAGCTGAACGTCAAGACCAGAACCCTGGTCAAGACCATTGACCTCCTGCCCAGACTGAAGGCCATCTGGCCCACTGCCAACAACATGTGGTCCAAGTCCGAGGGCTCCCCCTCGCTGGATGGCCGGTACTGGTGCTGGCTGGTCCAGGACAGCTCCTTCAAGATTCTGGGGATCATCACCTATGATCGCCAGGAGGATCGCATCCTGGGCCACATCAACACGGATGTCATGCCCGACCACACCAGCATGTCCCCTTCTGGCAAGTGGGCCACGGTCTCCTGGGCCTACAATAGGCCTCTGGGCACCCGGTCCTACTCCCGGAACCTGACTGACCCTCACCCGGCTTCACCGGATGGCCAGTCCTGGATCAAGGTCCACCATGCCTCTGAGCACAGTGACCTGGGCCTCCTGGCCAACGGTGAGGACGTCTACGTCTCGGTGGACTATGACAGCCCCGGAGGCCAGCTCAGATACACCAGCCTTGCAACGGGCCAGTTGGTGGACCTCATGCCCCTCTATGATGAGAGCACGGGTACTGCCTACCACGTCTCCTGCCGGTGCTGGAAGGTTCCTGGGTACGCTGTTGTGTCCACCTATGACGAGTACCACAACGACAACAGGTCCTTGAACCTGAGGGCCTCCCCGAGGCTCAAGTGGTTCCATCGGAAGGTCCTGGTCCTGGAGCTGAAGCCTGGTGGCCGGAAGTGGGTTCTGGCCTGGGCCGATTCTGACCGCAGGGATGCCTGGGCACCCGGCAACCACAACTACTGGGCTGAGCCACAGGCCACTGTCAACAATGACCTGACCCGCATCCTCTTCAACAGCACGATGGCCTCTGAGGACTACCTCGATGTGGAGACCTACATGCTGGCCCTCCCTCCTGCAACCTTCCCCAAGTGAGGCAACATGGCTGAATTTGAATTGCCCTCCCTGGGCCCCACCCCCGGAGCCCAGGCCACCCGTGAAGCCCTCCAGAAGCACTACGACAGCTTCAGGATCACCCAGCTGAATGGGGTTCCTGAGCCCTATGGGCTTCTGGAGTTCACGGCCGGTATCAGAACCTTCCTGGCCCAGCTGGAGGCTCTGGTGGCCCCTTCTGAGGCTCCTGTGACCTCTTCCCGGAAGGCTCGCAAGCAAGAATGAAGACTCGTGCTGCCGTGACCGCCCTGAGCCTCTCGGTATCGGGGCTGTCCTACATCCAGCAGCATGAGGGGCTTGTCCTCGGGGTCTACCTGGACCCCGTGGGCATCCCCACTGTCTGCTATGGTCACATGGACCGTAGGCTGAAGATCGGCACCCGGTACACCCGGGCCCAGTGTGAGCAGTTCCTCTACGAGGACACTGAATCCGCCCAGCAGGCCATCAAGGACCTCGTGACTGTCCCCCTGACCCAGAACCAGTACGATGCCCTGGTCTCTCTGGTCTTCAACATTGGCCGCCCTGCCTTCACCCGTTCCACTCTCCTGAAGAAGCTGAATGAGGAGGACTATGTTGGTGCTGCCCAGGAGTTCCCCCGGTGGGTCTATGCCAAGGGTCAGAAGCTCCCTGGCCTTGTCACGCGCCGGAACTCTGAGATGGAGCTCTTCCTGAGGTAAACCATGGGGTACCTACTCGCCCTCTTCAAGTCCTTCCCCCTGGGCAAGCTCTCAGGGGGCCTGACAGCCATCCTGATCCTGGCTCTCTCTGTCCTCTGGGGCCTCTATGACCTCAGGGGCAAGGAGCTGGAGAATGCCCGATGGGAAGCCGCTGCTGCCAAGACAGCTCTGGAATCCTCCCAAGGCCGGGCTGACCAGGCCACAGAAGCCCTCAGAAAGGCCCAGGAGGCTCAGAAGCTCCTGTCTGGTAAGCTGACCTCAACCCAGGCTGAACTCGCCCGTATTCGGGCAACCAAGGCCTCCCAGGCCCAGTCCTCTGCTGTTCAGGGCTGCCAGGATGCCTACAAGACCATTCAGGAGGCTCTCTACCAATGACCAGGATCATCCCGGCCCTCTTCCCTCTGTTCCTGTGGGGTTGTGCTGCCACTGGGCCCATCTACCATCCCAGGCAGATCCGGGCTGTCCCTGAGCCTGACTGGAGGTTCCATGAGGCCAGGCTCACCTACCCCATCTGGAGGGAGAAGGTGGCCATCTATGACCTCTGCACTGAGGACTTCCCTCCCAGGAGTGCCAGTACCCTCAGATGGTGCTTGAGGGCCCTAGGCCCCCCTCCCTCCCCGTCTGGCCATGGCCATCACAGGTAGGCAAGGGGAGCATGAGGGGGTACGGGGGGAAAGCCAGAGGTGGCGAAGAACTGGCAGCCCCCTCACAATTCCGTGTCACTTTTTCAGGCTGGGCAGCCCAGGAAGGCCTACAGGCTCATGGAGCACAGGCCCTAGGGGAATCACCCCAGCCTGATCCTCCAAGGCCTCCACGGGGCTGTATTGAGCTCCGGTGGGCATGCTTGTCCATCCAGCTCAGATACTGGGCAGCCCATGCCATCCAGTTGGTGCCTTGGCTTCCAGAGGAGGCAAACAAGGCAAGCCAGCCCTCTGAAACAAGGCAAGCCAGCACTCGGGCATGCAGATGCTTCCAGAAGGGTCCTTGAAGGCCTGTGGAGGCCAGACCGCCACAGTACTTGCTCTTCCAGGACACTTCCAGAGGTCCGCCACAGTACTTACCAGCCCCCTTCCAGATGGATTCCTGTGCTTCCGGGTTGGTGGCCCA